TCACCGGCCAGTCAGGCGTGGGCCCCCTTCGGATATTTGGTGGGGGTGGGGGTGCGCCTGGCCGGGGGGAAGGCGGTCAGGTGCTTATGGCCAGCAGGTGATGGCGAGTGGGCCGAGGTTGTTGGGGGCTGGGTTGGGTTGTGTGCCTGTGAGGGCGGGGCGTAGGTGGTCGTGGTTGCCTGCGCCGCGTTCTTTGTTGCATTGGCCGTGGAGGAGGCGGTCGGCTTTGCGTCCTCCGTGGGCGCGGGGGTGGCTGTGGTCGGCGGCGAGGCTGCCTGATGCGGGGTCGGTGCTGTGGGGGTTGTAGTCGTAGTTGCGTGTGCGGTCGCGCCACATGGGTCGTCCGCACCACCAGCAGGGTGTGCCGTCGACGTGTTGGGCTTTGAGGTGTCGGGCGTTTTGTTGGTGTGACCAGCCGAGGTGTTTCTGTGTGGTGGTCTTGCGTGGTGCCATCGGGTTGGCCCGTCTGGTGTGTGGTGTGGGGGCCCGTCGCGGCGCGGGTGCTGCGTGTTCGGTCCGGTGCGGGGAGGCCCGGTCACCGCACGGTTGATGCCAGCCCAGCATCGGGTGTGTGGTGTCGAGGGTGCGCGCACGGCCGCGCCGCGACGGGGGAATGAGAAGAGGTGCTGGCCCGTGTGGGCACAGCACCTCAACCTGAGCTTTCAGGATTCGGAGTTTTCGGTTGTTTGTCAAGCACCACGGGTGGTGTCGTCACGCTTCTCCGTGAGCGATGCGTAGCACCAGCTCTGAGAGAGCGAGTAGCTTGAGATCGTCGGACGCCATTGTTGCTGGCTGCGCGTTGAATTCACGGCGCAGGGTCTTCGCGATTTCGAGGCGTGTCTCGCTTCGGGTTCGCATGATCATCTGTTCGCTGGTCACGAGGCCCTCCTCTGCTGCCGCCTGTCTCGCACCCGGTCGTAGATCGCGACGCCGTTGTTGGCTATGTCCCAGGCGATTACCGCCCATGCTGCGATGTACAGCCAGGTAGGGGTGCTGCCGAAGAAGGCTGCGAGGAACACACCTCCTGCGAGCCCGAGCGCGTACGCACGGTTCAGAGGCTTCGGGTCTGTGATGCTCATCGGTCAGTCCTCCTCCTCTGGTGCATAGGCGAAGGTGCTGAGGATCATGGGTTCGTCGGTGTTCGACAGGGTGGGTTCGGCGGATGCGCGGGCTGCTTCGGTGATGGGGGCGAGGATGCAGAGTGTGTCGCAGGACAGAAATCCTCGTGCGACGTCGGGGGTGGCGGGGCGGAAGTGGATCTCCGCGCCGTTGGCGTACTGGATGTAGCGGCGTGAACGGGAGCGGCGTTGTGGCAGTTCGTCGATGGCGACGATGCGGTCGAACAGGTCGGTGCAGTGGGCGCCCTTCCCGACGACGAGCACTGTCCTGCCTTCGGATGTCGCCTGGGTCACGAGTTGCTGCGCGAGTTCGTCGGCCTCTGGGTTGCTCATGTCGTCACCGGTGCGTTGACGAGGACGACGCCGCACCCGCAGGTGAGCACTCGTCGGGGCGGCTCGCCGTCGTGGACGCGGTGCGTCGGGTGGTGCAGTTCGAAGTACCAGCCGTCGTGCCGCTCGTGGCGGGTTCCGAGTTTCGCGTCGTGGGCGAGTACGTCGATCTCGGCGGTGATGTGGTCTTCCCACTCCTCCTGGTCGGTCATGACTCACCGCCGGTCGGGGCGTATCGGGCGGTTCCTTGGTCTGTCCAGGTGTAGTTGCGGAATCGGTGGTGGCCTTTGTGTTTTCGTCCCAGTTCGCAGTGCCAGTGTGAGTAGCCGCCTGAGCGTGGTGGTGGGGTTTGTTGGCAGGTGAAGGGGACCTTGTCGTGGACGGCTGCGTGCAGCGCCTTGTAGTAGATCCAGCGGCGCAGCCCGAACCATTGGGCGCGGGCTTTGTGCTGCCAGAGGAACCACCACACGAACAGGCCCGCGTTGATGTCTTGCCACGGGAGGGGTTGCATGTGGCCGCCGTGGTCGGGGTGGTTGGGGTACATGCCGACCTTGGTCGTGCGGCCGTCGTCCTGGAGGTCGAAGATGCGCCACGGGATGTCGCCTCGGCTGGTGTCGACGTCACGGAATTCGGTGGTGGTGTAGCAGCCGAATCGCTGGTCGAAGTCGGCGACGAGGGATGTGGCGATGCCTTCGACGTACTGGGTGGGGATCCACCACAGGTCGCGTCCGCGGGGCGGGCCAGCGTTGCCGCAGTCGTAGCGGCCGACGAGCCACATGACCGGGCGACCCCACGAGTACCAGCGGTACCAGTCGCCGACAGCGCGCGCGATCCTGGACCGCAGGGTGTCGTCGTGCTCGAGCCTGGTCCAGCCGCGGTCACGCATCCGCTTGTACGTGGAGCGGGTGAGGGAGGTGTGTAGTTCGGTGATCACGGCTGTGCTCCTTCGTGGGACCCGACTGGGTGAACGCTTTCGTGGAAGCCGAACTCGTCCAGTATTTCCCGCACTCCGATCACCTTGCGGTCAGTCGGCAGGTCACGTTCGGAGTGGACCACGTCGAGGATGCGGCACATCCCGTCCTTGAGATCCATGAACTGGGAAACCCGGGTTTGCAACTCGGCTATCGCGTCTCGTGCGGCGGTGTGGGCTTCTCGCTCTGTGCCCAGTTCGATGTTCAGTGATGCGATGATGCCGTTGAGTTTGGCCACCTGGTTCTCGATGTCGGCGAGTCCGGCTATCTGTTGCTCGAGCTCGGTCACCTTCTTGAGGTTTTCTCGTGCGCGTTCGCTGGAGGCGCGGCCCATGTTTTCGGCCTGGTCTTTGTCTCGCGCGAGTCGGTCCGCTCGGTCTCGTTGCGAGTTGAGCTGCATTGTGAGGCTGTCGATCTCGTTGTCGCGGTCGTTGAGGTCGGTGCGGTAGACGTCCATCAGGGCGTGCATCGTCTGGTCGGTCACGGTGTTTTCCTTTGCTGTCGTCGGTCCTGTTGTTGTCGGAGTCGGTGGAAGACGTCGCCTGCGCGGTACAGCTTCTGGCCGTCGCGGGTGCGGCCTCGGACGGGTAAGCGTTCGCGGCGCCGGTAGGCCATGTCGTGCACGGTTTTCGGTTTGATGTCGAGTTTGAAGCGGTCGCGGACGACGTCGACGAGTTCGTTGGCGGTGAAGAACCGGCCTTCGAGTTCGGTGTCGACGAGCTGGCGTTGGTAGTCGGTGGCGACGACGCGGCGGCATTTCTTGCAGGTGAGGGTGTCGCCGCCCCGGGACCACAGCGATTGGCCGCACATCTCGCAGTAGCCGTGGAAGTGGGGGCGGATGGGGGTGTCGATGGCGGCGAAGGCGGTGTCGTGGGCGGCGATGATGGTGGTGGCGATGTGGGTCGCGTTGTCGCACACGGCGAGTGACCGGATGCGGCGGGTGAGCCACAGCGCGAGGTAGGGGGATCGTCGTTCGCCGGGCCAGGTGAGTCCGCGTTGGGTGCAGACGGACCAGACGGCCTCTCGGAGTGCGCCGTGCAGTTCGCGTGCCGCTTCGGCCGCGGCGTCGTCGTACGGCATGGGGCCTTCGCTGTCGGCCCGTTTCCCGGAGACGCGTTCGCTGTTGTCGCGGAATGCGGTGTCGCGGATCAGGGTGGCGTCGAGGTCCTCGGACAGCCACGCGTGGATGTCGGTGAGTTTCTCGACCAGGCGGTCCTGGGCGTTGCGGTCGAGGCCGGCGTCGACGGGCTGGGTCATCGGATCGTGTGCCTCTCGTCGGCGTGGCGGGTGAATGCTCGGTCTCGGTCGACGCGCAGGTTTTCGGAATAGACGGGGACGGCGGGCCGGTCGGGTTCGGGCTCGCGCGGTGGTGCGGGTACGCAATCGCACGTGTCGGCGGCCGCCGGGATCTCGAGATGGCAGCGCGGGCAGACGGTCATCGTGTGGTCCCGTCACCGTGGACAACGCGGCGGTGTGCCGCGTATCCCGCTGGCCCTCCTTGGATTCGGACGTCCCGACTTGTGTGGCAGCGCTTCTGGAAACTGCGGGAGCACTCGGGGCAACGGATCTCACTCGGTGGCAGGTCGCACGCCTCGGCCAGTTCTTCGTCGGTCAACACTGCTCCTTTGTCCATTCGACGCCGAGAACCGCGTCGTAGTGGGGTCCGGCGTGGCCGTGCTCGCGTGTGCAGCAGACGGTGGCGCGGGCGCCGGCACTGGCGAGCCATGCGATGTTGGCGCACTCGATCGCTGAGCTGGGCGCGGGTGGATGCTTCACAGCTGCTCCTTGTCGTCGTGGCCGTAGTGGGTGATGAGGACGACGGGTTCGATGGAATCGCGGCCGTTGTCGTCGTGTATCCACGAGGTGGAGCCATCAGTGCGGCGCTCCACGTTGGCGCGGAACTGGTACACGCAGATGTCGGAGTCGTACCCGAACTCTGAGTCCGTCGCGACGACGGTGCTCGGCGGCAGCGCGGACAGCTTCTCGATCAGCTCGGCGACGGTCATCGGGTTCCTCGCAGTTCGGTGGGCCAGTCGATCGCCTGTAGCCCGGCGGTGTGGCGCTCCTTCGTTTCGAACGGCAGCGGCCACCCGAGGTGGTGGGCGCCCATGGCGGCGAGGATGAGGGCGTCGCCTTCGTCGTCGTTGCGGATCCGTTCGCCGTGGAACATCTCTCGCACCGCGGCGAGGACGCGGGCTTTGCGGACCTTCCGGTCGATCCCGCGGGGCACCGATCCGGTGGCCCACTTCTCCCGGGTCCCTGGGGCGACGACGGCGATCGGGACGCCCCTGCCCTGGATCGTGGAGTAGACGCCCATCCACAGTGCGTGGCGGTCCATCTGGGCGCCGTACTGCGACCCGTACGAGGGCCCTTCCATCACCATCAGTTCGGTGTCGGCTGGGATCTGGGAGACGATCCGGCGGGTTTGGGCCACGATGCGGCGGGATCGTTGCGGGTATCCCTCGCCGGCGGTGCCGTCGCGGCCGACCGCGGCGACGGCCAGCACCTTCGTCGGGCCCACGGGGTGGAGCGCGAGGACCGCGATGCCGGTGCTGGTGAGGGACGGGTCGAGACCGACGATGCTCATTCGCCACCGTCCCATCCGAAGCCGAATAGTCGACGGATGCTCGGGTCTGGGTCGTTGAAGGTGATGGCGAACTCGTCGGTGCGTGATCCGTCGACGTCGAGGCGGAGCACGGTGTCATCCCCACGCGGTCCGGGTTCAACGTTCGTGACGTATCCGGTGTAGACGCGTCCCCCGATCTCGTAACCGACGATGTCGCCACGCTGCGGCATCGTGACGCCGATGGGCAGGTACGGGGCTCCGTCAGGGATTCGGGTGCGGGCGGTGCGCAGTGGGCGCCCGTCGTCGATGGCGAGGCGGCCCATGAGCCGATGCGCGGCGGCCCGCATTTCGCGTGGTGCGAGGAACCACAGGCCGTGCTGGTCGAACCAGCGGTCGACACGGTTGGTCGAGACGACGGCGCGTGAATGGACGTAGTCGCCGCCCGGGCCGTCGATCTCGTGCCACACGATGCGGCCACCAAGGTCGTGTGGGGTGACGGCGTAGACATCGAGGGTGCGCCACGAGAGGGCGGCGGGGTCGTAGGTTCGGCAGGAGTTTATGCCGGTGTCGGGGTCGGTGAGCAGTGCCGTCATACCCGATCGGACAGTAGATCCGTCGGTGGCGGTGATGACAAGGGCCGTGCGGGCGGGCGGCCCGGCGACGCTGCGAGCGACGCCGACGCCCTCGGTTTCGACCGTCACTTCGATCTGGTCGAATCCGACGGCGGTGGCGGTGAGGTCGAGGCGCCACCAGCGGGCTGGTTCCCACCACTGTCCGAGCTCGGGAGTGACGCGGCCGTCTCGGATTGGGCGGGCCAGCCAGGATGCGGGGTCGAAGTCGTCGGGAAGCTGCCACAGCCCGCGGAGCGCGCCCTCGGCGCCGCCGCCGAAGACTGCTCGCCACATGAGGCAGTTGGGGCACTGGCAGCCGTCGTCGTCTGTCAGGCTCGCCGCCGCGTCGCACGTCGACGGCAGCGGTCCGATGAACTCCGATCCCGGGCACAGCACGGTGGAGTCGTCGTCGGCGTGGCGGTAGTCGCCGAGGATGGCCGATTCGGCGTACTCGTACTCCTCGCCGCGCATCCGGGCCAGTACGACGTTCGTGAGGTACTCGCGGCGCATCTCCTCCATGCGGGTGGTGATGGCGAGGCCGTGCCACGCACGGCCGCAGTGCCCGCACCGTCGGTCGGCGGTGGCGGCGCGGCGGGCCTGCCCGGTTTCGCCAGCGGCGAGTTGTTCGTCGATGAGGGCGTCGATGTCGTCGACGATGTCGCGGCCCGTCACTGATCCGCCCCTTCGATCGAGTCTGCGACGGCAAGCAGCGTCCGGGCGATCGATGCCTTCACGTTGGACCCTCCCGGCTCAAACCCGTTGTCGAGATTCCATGCGGCCCGCCGGTACACAGAGGCGACGGTGTCGTTCGGGCCCAGGTGGTCGATCGTCGGGATTGCGATGACGGCGTTCGCCTGCGCGATCGGTTCTCCGGCGTCCCGGGCGAGTTCGTCGCGGACGATCCCGACCGCCTCGTCGACACCCGACAGGGCGAGCCCCGTGATGGCGAACGCGAGGAGCGCGCGGAGCGCATCGATGGGAACGTCTTCGGCCGACGGGCCGCCAGCTGGGAGGCGCCCGAATCCGTCGGGGTGCCGCATCACGTGGATGCGCCACTCGATCGGCGAGTCGGCGCTGTCGCTCGTGTCGACGGCAACCACCTTGGAACGCTTCTCGGTCTTCACAGTTCCGTCACCTCCTGCATCACGTCGCGGATGGCGTAGAACCGCATGTCGCACACCGGGCACACCGGTTGGGGTGCGCCCTTCTTCGTGAGGGTGCGGCGCACGTGGTTCCGGACGACCTGCACGCAGTGCTGGCATAGGAGCGTCACGTGGTGGCCGCACGTGTGGTCGTCGGGTGTCTTCGGCGGGTGCATCACCACGCGGTACACCGCGGGGGCGGTGCACACCACGCGGGGGGAGGCCGAGTCGCACGGGATGTGCGCGGCGAAATCGGGCAAGTGGGGCTGGGTCACGACGAGCTTCCTTTCGAGGCTGAGGCGGCGAGCTGTTCGCGGACGAGTGCCATCCCGCGGGCGGCACGATCAGCGGTGTCGGGGTCGTGGTCGCACACGCGGTTCCCGCGGTAACCGGTCTCGTTGTCGCAGAGCGGGCAGTTCTCGCGAGCGATCCGTTCCGCCTCGACGCGGGCGGCGCGCTCGGCCTGGGCGCGCTCGACGGCGAGCCGGTTCTGATCGGCCACCCAGGCGTCGTGGCGCTGCCGCGCGTCTTTGCATGGGCCGCAGGGCCGGTCGGTTCCTTCGGGATGCCGAGAGCAAGTGAGTGGGGGCGCGTCGTCAGACTGGGCCGGTTCGGGAGTCTCGCGTGTGTGGGTACGCGCGTGCGACCCCCCAACTGAACCACCTACAGACGTAACTACTCCTTCTCCCTCTCCCACTCCCCGGGGTTCGGTTGGGGTTCCCGAAGGGTTAAAGGGTTCGGGAAGGCTTCCGTTGGGGTTCGGAACGTCGTCCGTTGGGGTTTCGAAAGGGTTCTCCGGATTGGTCGTCGGGTCGATCTCCTCAGCCACAGCACGGGTATCGGAGCGACCCAATCTGCGCAGCTCAACAGCGAGTTCGCGCCGCAGACGATCGGACGCCGCCATGCTCGCGCACTTGAGTGCGTTCTTCAACAGGTTCGGCTGCTTGATCACGTTGCTGCGCCGCATGTATGACCGCACCAGCAGCTCGTCGGTCTCTTCGTCGACGATGATGAACCGGGCGTCCTCGAGCGCCTTGAGATCGGCCGTGAGGTCGTCGAGGGTCATCGCGTCGCAGCCCTTGACCCACTTCGTCGGCTGCAGCGGCAGGAGGCCGGCGCGGTCGAGTTCCTTCTGGGACAGCAGTTGAGCGAACGTCGCCTGAGCGGTTCGAGGGAGCGCACGGAAGTCCCGGTCGCGCCAGATGGATTCGTCGATGAACCCGCCTGAGTTAGCCACTGCGCACCTCTTCACCGAATGTCGCGAGGGGGACGGACGCCCACCGTTCGCCCCGGACGATGCGACCGACGGTGTAGCGGTTTAGGCCGTAACGTGCCGCGAGTTCGCGGTAGGTCGATCCGGAACGGTGTGCTGCCCGGAGCTCCCTCACGTCGGTTTCTGTGAGCTTGGCGCCGCCGTGGGATTCCCCGTGCGCGTGGCGTTCCCGGCTGACAGCGTCGTGCGTGTTGTCGCTGTGGGTCCCGACCAGGAGGTGGTCGGGGTTGATGCAGGGCGGGTTGTCACACTGGTGCCGTACAAGTAGTCCATCTGGGATGGGGCCATTCCACGCGATGTACGCGAGTCGGTGGGCGAAGATCTCTCCGGTCTTGATGTCTCCCACGCGCACTGGCGACTCGCCGTAGCCGGAGGACGTACGTCGGCCGCGCCACTCCCAGCACCCGGTCTCGGTGACATCCCAGCCGATGCGTTCGATCAGCTCGAGGGGTGTCGAGTGGTCGCGCATGTTGGCGGCGTTGTGGCGACCGTTGCAGGTCCTCGAGCAAAACCGTCGGCGCGCGTACACCGTGTGCGCCTCTCTGGGGCGGCGCACGATCGCCCCCGCGCAGTGGACGCAGAATCTCGTCACTGGCTGCCCTCCTCATCTGTGTGGTCGTGAAGTCGTGTCGGGCAGTCCGGGTGATGGGACTGCGTCGGCGGGTGCCACTCGCACCACAGGCACCGGCGGTTCCGGATCCGCTCGGCGGTCGTGAGGACCCCGGGCAGGGGCTTCATCTCGGGGTTGGCCATCAGAAGTCACCGCCGCTAGCGAAGTCGAGCGCGGGCTGAGCCAGACGCGTCCGGATCGACAGGTCGAGATACTCACGGCTGAGGTCGATGCCGACGTATCGGCGTCCGTGTCTCGCGGCAGCCAGTCCGGTTGTGCCGGAGCCGCTGAACGGGTCGAGGACTGTCCCGCTGGGCTTGCACCCGGCCTGGATGCACCGCTCGGCTAAGGCGAGGGGCATGACGGCGAAGTGCGCACCGGGAAACGGCTGCGTGGGGATGGACCAGACGTCGCCGGGATTGCGGCCCCGCTCGTGGGTGGCGGTGTGGCGCTCGCCGGTCGGGCCGCCGTTCGTCTGAGGGGAGGTGCCCGGGGGTCGCGCCTCGGCCCGCTGCCCCCACGCCTGGGCGATGGAGTTCTCTTTGTTCACGCTGCCCGATCGTGCGCGGCGGGTCAGGTCTCGATCGCCGTCGTACTGCTCGCGAATGGGGTCGAGGTCGAACCAGTAGCGGGTCGACTTGGCGAACATGAACACGTGCTCGTGACGTTTCGACAGCCGGTCGGTGATGCTCTCGGGCATGCCGTTTGGCTTCGACCAGATCACCTCGTTGCGCAGGATCCAGCCGTCATCTTGGAGCGCGAACGCGACGCGCCACGGGATGCCCATGAGGTTCTTCGCGGGCGGGGCGCCTGGCTTGATCGCGCCGGTGTTGCTGCCCTTCGATGGGTATCGGCCATCGTGGACGGGGGTGATCATGCCGCCGTTGATCGGCCGCTGGGTGCCGCGCTCCTCCTTGCGTCCCTGGTTGCCCCACGATCCGGAGTAGCTGTCGCCGAGGTTGAGCCAGAGGGTGCCGTCGTCGGCGAGCACGCGGCGCAGCTCGGCGAACAGAGCGCGCATCGTCTCGACGTACTCGGCTGGGGAGGCCTCCAACCCGTACTGTCCGGGCTCGCCGTAGTCGCGTAGGCCGAAGTAGGGCGGGCTCGTCACGATGCAGTTGACCGATCCGGATTCGAGCTGCCGGCCGATGGCGAGCGCGTCGCCGAGGTAGAGCGTCGCCGAATCGTCGGCGTAGTACGGCGTCATGACACCTCCTGGAACAGGTCGAGTTGGCCGGGTGCGGGCTGGGGTCGCTCTTGAAGGTCGATCGCTTCGAGGGTGATGCGGTACAGCGCGGGGATGTCGCGGGTGTTGACCGGGTAGACCCGCCAGGCGACGAGCGCGCGGGCCCGGAGCTCGTCGGGGAGGCTGTCGGCCCACTTCTGGACGCGGGTGAGGGTGATGGACGTTTCGCGCTCGGGGTTCCACTGGGTGGGCCACCAGCCGGTGAGCTTGTTGCCGCGCACCGCGTAGGAGAAGCGGCCGTTTCCGCCGCCGCTCATGCTGGTGCGCACGTGGTCGGTCATGCCGGACGTCGCGACGATGGGGGCGATGACGCGGTGGGCTTCGCGGAGGAGGTCCCGCTCGTCGGCGGTCAGGACGAGGGTCATGATCGCGCGTTATCGAGTAGGTCGCGGTTGGCTTCGCGGAACGCGTCACCGTTCTGCTCGATCCATGCTGAGGTTGCCTGTTGGCGGCGCGGGAGAGCCAGCCCGTCCCAGCGGTTTCGCCAGGTGCCGTCCTTGAGGAGGTACGCGCTGGTGCCGTCGTAGACGCCGGGGATCTCGACGGCGATCGCGATGTCGTCCGTGCTGAAGTCGCTCATTCCGACCACAGCCAGTCCCAGCCGTCGTTGTACCAGCGGATGAGCTTCTCGTTGATCGCCTCCATGTCGGGTCGCTCGGGCAGGACCGCGTGGTCGCGGAGGTGGTTGAGTTGCGCCAGAAGGTCATCGGCGCGGCCGAGTGCCTCTCCCTTTGTGTGCTTCCCGGCGCGGAGCTCGGTCAGCCACGTGCGGTCGGGTTCGGCGATCGGCAGCTGGATACGTCCGGTGGTGAGGAGTTCGACGCCCTGCAGACCGAGGCGCACCATGTGATAGGCGAATTTGGTGTCGAACCCGTAGGTGTCGACGAGCTCGGGGCGGTTGGTGCGCTGTGACCGCAGGCCGAGCATCCGTTCTTTCTGTGACACGAGGTATCCGCCGAACTTGGCTGCGACCTGTCGGGTGACGAACAGGTCCGCGGCAGCCTGGATCTCGTAGCTGATCCCGACGGTGTCGCGGTGGACGATCTCGCGGTCCGGGATGAACAGCAGCAACAGGATCGTCGGGTTGCCGGCCGCGGCGAGACGCACCCACTTCCGCAGGGAGTACACGACGAGGTCGAGGTCACCCGCTCCAGAGCGGTGGTGGTCGGGCTGGGTTCGGAACTCGTACTGATCGAACGTGTTCAGGCCGACGACGTAGTCGGGTGGCTCGATGCACACGCCCATCTCGTCGCGGTCGTCGGCGCCGGTCGTGACGCCGTGCAGGCCGGAACCGACCTGGCCCCGCAGGATCAGCCCGCGGTGGGCGATGTCGGCGTTCGTCGGGTTGTTGTGCTTCGTCATACCTGGCCGTTCAGGGTGTTGGCCATGCACTGGGGGCAGACCTCGCCGTCGTCGCCCGAGTACCAGCCGACGGGCTGGCCGGTGATGACCTGCAGAGGGTTGTAGTCGTAGGCGTCGGCGAGGGTGCGTTCGCGACGACACAGACTGCATGTCGGCACGGTCGGCTCGGTGTTGTCTGTCATTGGGGCAGGTCCTTTCGGGCGCGGTGTGCTGCCAGCCGTGCCCATCCGACGACGGAGAGCGCTTCGACGATCAGCAGCGCCCACGCGGCGGCGAGGAGCAGCGTCCCGCCGGTGAGGATGGCGGCGAGCGCGAGCAGGAAGAGGGCGAAGTTGGCGACGGCCAGCAGCACGAACGGCATCGGTCAGTCGTCCTTCTTCTGGTCGGAGAACGCGGGGCGCACAACGTTGTCCGGCTCCGGCTCATGGGCCGGTTCGTCCCCGGTGTCGGCGTTGAGGTCGCCGGTCACGTTGCCGGCGGCGTCGAATAGGCCGCCGCTGGTGTCGACGTCGGCGTCGGGATTCTCGTCGGCGGCTTCCTTCGCCTTGCGCTTCAACGCGGCGATCTCCTCCGGGGTGTTGACCCGCTGCAAGTCGTTGAGCGGCCCGAGCTCCCGGTCGTAGAACACGAAGTGCTTCATCTTGATGACGAGGTGGGACTCGTCGCCGCGGGTGACGAACCCGAATCCGTCGAACTGTGCCTTGACGATGTAGGTTCTGATCTCCTCCTCGTAGGGCGGGTTGAAGATCGGGAAGTCACTCGCACCGCCGGTCAGCTGCACCAGCGCGGAGGTGTAGGTGCGGCCGTTGATCGTGATGCCTGAGCCGAGGGGCACCTCGAACCCGTTGTTGTCGTTCGCTTTCGGGATACCGGCGGGCGCCTGGTGGCGTTCGGTGGGGAGGCCGGTGGTCTCGTCGTAGTTCGTCACTGTCTGCCTTCTCCGGTGTTGTGTACGTAGATGTAGGGGGCGGGTTGTGCGAGGTGGGTGAGGGCGTCGACGAGCGCGAGGATCGCGTGGGTCTGCGCGACCACCAGGTGGTAGCCCGCGGCGCCCGGATCGTTCTTCGCCTCGGTCAGGAAGTGACGAGCGTCGTCGACGTCGGAGTGCTGGCCGGTCATGAGATGAGTCCGCGGTCGTCGATGGTGCCGTCGGCCTTGTGGACGACCAGGCGGATCGCCGAGTCGGCGAGGGTGGCGAGGAGTCGGCGGCCGGCGGTCGTGGCGTCGTCGCGGCGCTTGTAGCCGTCCGGTCCGGAGCGGGCCTGAACGAGCTTCCCGTTGGGCGACATGAGCTTCCAGTGCCACTTCCCGGACTTCGTCGAGTAGATGACGAGGTCGCGGTCGGGGCGCGCCTTCTTCTTCGGCGCCTGGACGGTGGCGGCGAACTGCGCGCCGTTCGGTGAGAGTTCGGCGGTGGTCACTTGGCAGGTCCTTCCGTGTCGTGCTCGGTGATGAGGCTCTCGACGGTGTCGATGAGCACCTGGTCTCCCTGATCGCGGAGCTGCTGCAGCATGTCGGCGATGTGGTCGACGTTCGCGGCGGTCAGCGGTGCGTCCGGGTCGCGGTCCGGGACGAGCTGGGCGGCGACGATGCGGCGACCGCTCTTGTCGTCCTTCGTCAGTCCGGCGGCGACGAACAGGTCGTTGAGCCGCTTGAACTGCTCCTTCGTCGGCTCGTCCGCGGTCTCGACTTCCGCGTCCACGACCTGCGACTGTTCCGGTTCTGGGCTCGATTCGGAGGGCTGCTCGTCGTCGGTGACGCCGAGCGCTGCGGCGAGTCCGGCGGCGCCGCGGCCGCCTTCCTTCTTCGGTGCCTCGTCGACGACCTCGGAGTCGATCACCGTGTGGTGGGCCGCGTCCTCGAACACCACACCGGAGAACTGGTCCGGGAACGCCTGGCGGCGAGCTGCGGCCTCCGCGCACTTCGCAAGCTGATTGGCTGGCATCTTCGCCCACATCGACGTCGGCTGCGGCCCCTGCTTGCTGTTGTAGGTCTGGACGTACTCGGCGTAATTCGCGATCGCCGTGTACTTCTCGCCGTCGCGGGTGACGGTGAACTTCGCCGCCTTCGGCGGGTTCCCGGCGTCGAGCCACACATCGAGCCATCGGGTGCCGTCGTGCCAGTACGGGCCGTCGACCTCGAGCTTGATACCGAGAGCGCTGGCGATGCGCCGACACGCCAGCCGGTATCCGTCGATACCGATCTGGATGGTCTGCTTCATCACCCACTTCTCTTCTTGCTCGCGGGTGTGTGGGTTCCACTCCTTGACCTTGGTTCGGCGGCCGATCATGTAGATCTGCTTCGCGAACGGATCGAGGCCGGTTCTCTTGGCCTGGTGGAAGAACACCTTGACGTCGTCGTCGGAGGCTTCCTCGACGCCGAGCTGGGCGAGCGCGGCCCGCTGGATTGGGGTGAACTCGCTCTGGTCGGAACGGATGGTGAGTTCGGTGGTGGGCTGGGTGGCGACTGCGCCGCCGGTGGTGGCGATCTCGGTGCTGGTCATGCTGCGTTGCTCTCCTTCGTGGTGATGCTGTCGGGATCGGTCTTGGTGATCGGGTAGAGCGAGACGGAGCCACGCTGCCCGGGCTGGCGGCGGGCGATCTTCTGCTCGGGGCGGCCGGCGACGGCGTGCTGCGCGTTGCCCATGGCGTCGAGGACGCGGGTCTTGAGTCCGCGGTGCCGCTTGGTGATCGTCTTGAGATCGGCGTCGGCGGTGAGGAAGTCACGAGCGAGGACCGGGTCGAGCACGGCGGTCGACCCGTCGATGTCCGGGTGCATCGCCTTGACCGTCTCGTACGTCGACACCGAGTCGTCCAGGTCCGGCGGCGGGGTCTGCGCGACGATCGACGGCCACATCGCGCCGATCCGCGCGAACATCGCTGCAGCCAAACGGGGTTCATAGTCGACGTGGTAGATCTTCGGTTTGCCGAATTGGAACCACACGACGATGTCGGCGGGCTCGGACGTCCAGCCGGTGATGTGTTGCTGGGCGATCACCTGGGCGGCGTAGTCGGCCGGCACTTCACCGGAGCCGTCGTCGCCCCACTCTTCCTTGTCGCGTGCGGTTTTCACCTCGACGACCTTGCGGGTGCGGCCGCGCGATGCGCGGAGGTCGAGGGTCGCGAGGTTCGGGAACGCGATGGTGTCGTTGCGGTAGGCCACCTCGCCGCGGGACAGCCGCCACCCGGGGTTCTTGTACAGCCAGTACTCGCGGGCGGCGAGCTCGCACGCATGGCCGTAGTCGAAGTCGTCCTGGCGGGGCTCGGAGATGGGTTCGGGTTCGACGAGGCCGGCCATTTCGTGCCACACGGTGTACTGCGACTTGAACCGCGAGACTCCGAGCAGCGCGGGGATCTTCGACGGAGACACGACGCGCTGCCACTCCGGGGTGCCGGGGGCCGGCGGGTTCTTCACCTCGATCGCGGTCATCAGTACTCCTCCGCGCGCAGGGTGGTGAGGGCGTCCCACCAGTCGCGGCACCAGCGCGCGTCACCGAGGGCGGTGTGTCGCAGGTACATCGGGTCGCCTTCGGGGGTCACCATGGGCATCACCTCGCCGGCGAGGTCGTCTGAGCGCCACGGGATGTCGACGGGGAGGTTCTCGTATCCGTCGGCCTGGCGTTGCGCGAGGCGGTATCCGAGCGTCATCGCGCTGAGGTCGATCACGCGGTAGTGCCACGACGGCTGCAGGTCCGCCACGTCGAGGAGCCGCTCGAGCATCTTGGCGTCGAACGCGGGGTTGACGCCGACGATGTGCGCGCCGTAGAGCGCGGCGTGGACGATGCTCGCCGCGCCGGCCCGGGTGTAGACGTACATGTCGCTGGCAGCGCCGAACCGCGCATCGTGATCAGCGCGGAACTTCTCGTCGAGGGTGGCGGCGTGCTCGAAGTCGTGGTCGATGTGAATGTGGACGGTGTGCTCGGTGGCGTCGCTGTATCGGATGATCGCGGCGAACTCCCAGACCTCGGCGCCACGGTCGAGACCGGTCGTCTCGGTGTCGACGAACGCGTACGTGGTCATCGGGGCACCTCCCCGGCGGTGCGGATGGCGTCGAGGCGTGTGACGCCGGACTGTTCGGCTTCGACGACGCGGTCGAGCCAGTCGGCGCGGGCGACGTCGGCGGGGGTGGCCCACCGGTGGTTGAGTGACCGCAGCAGCGTCGACGCGGGTGCGACGTTCCACGACAGGCCACGTTCCAATGCGGCGCCGAGCTCCAGGACGCCGGCGATCATGGTGTTCGGCTTGCCGTCGAGGATGTGGGGCGCCTTGCTGCCGTACGCCGGTGACACGATCGCGCAGGCGTCGGGGTCGTATTGGGCGAGGGTGACGACGCGTTCCACGACGTCAGCGAGGGTGCGGGGTTCGGTCATCACTCGGCCCTCCCGCGCGCTTCGACCTGGCCGAGGGTGTAGGCGTCGACGTACTTGCGCGACTTCCCGCGGGGCGGCAGGTGGTCGAGGGCGTCCTCGAATCCGTCGACGTCGCCGTCTCGCACCTGGTCGACGAACTCGGCCAGGTCGGTGAAGGGGACGATCACTTGAGCTGTGTCAGCGAATGGGCCGAGGTCCGCGGTGAAGCGAATCCGGATGCCGCGGTCGTCCTTGAGGTCGTCGAGATCGATCGGCGTGATCGCGCCGTGGCGCGCTGCTGCGACGCTCGTCCATTCCTCGCCGCCGGAGAATCCGACTTCGAGGTCTGCGGTGGTGGCGATGTGAACAGTCATCGCCGCGCCCGAATCCGGTTGATGCGGCGCGACTTCCGACCGGCCTTGTTCCGGGCGCGGCGTCGTTCGGTGCGGGCGATCCGCGGGTCCGGGACGACTTCGACGGTGCCGTCGCGGTGGGTGATCACGCGGTCGTCGGCGTACCCCTGATAGACGCCCTGCACCATGAAGTAGCCCCGGCCCGGGAAGTAGGCGGGCTTCGTCATTCCGTGGAGGATCGCTTCCTCGTACGGGGTGAGGTCGCGGAAGTTGTCGCGCTCGGCGAACTGGCTGCGCTCGGCGGTGGGCTGGTCTGCGGCGGTGGTGTTCACTGGTCGTCGCCTTTCGGTTTCGGGTAGTCGATGGAGATGACGTTCGTTTCGGGGATCTCGGTCCGAGTGCCGTCGTCCTTGTGGATGACGACCCAGCGGCCGTCCCTCAGGACGTCGCCGCCGACTTGCACGGCGCGGGCCTCCTGGGTGCGGTTGTCGATGTCCTCGTATCGGACTCGGCCGAAGGTCATCGGGGCCGTCCTTTCTGGCGGGCGCCGCGCGCGCGGCCGCGGCGGCGGAACGACTCGGCTTCGGGGCAGGACGCGAAGTGCGGGGAGAACACCGGGACGCCGGCGGCGCGCATCCCGGCGGCCTGCCCGGGGGTGACGACGGTGGCGCGGGGCAACTTCTCGCCGTCCTGTAGCGGCGCGACCGCGAGGTTCCCGTCCGCGGCGGGTTTGTGGTCGACCGGGATGGACCGGCCGTCGCGGGTGACGGCGAAGAACATCAGCTCCGAGCAGCCGCGGCACCGCTTCAACTGGCCGGGACCGGGCACGAACACCGTCGAGTTGATCGAATTCACCGGTGATCACCGCCGATCGGCGGCACATACCGCACGTAGATGCTGGGTGTTTCAGAACCGGCCTGGCGGAGCGCAGCCTCGAATCCGCGAGTGAATCCGCCGGTGGCGCGACGCACCTGGTGTCGGAGCGCCGTCGGGGTGGAGTCCTCGGCGCCGGCGGCGTTGTACCGAACCCACCGACCCGGATGCTGGCGGCAGAACGAAATGAGGTCTTCGCGGACCGCCGGGATGCCGTGCTGTTTGCTGCGCGGAAGGTCGGCGAGCTCGAATGCGGGGCGCCCGTTCGCGATCCGCAGGTGCCGGTTGCGGTCGACGTCGGGCATGACGTCGTCGGGGTGCGGGCCGCCGCGACGTTCCGCGCGCTGGGCGCGGCGCTCGTCGGTCCCCCACTGCTGGCGGTCGATGTCGGCGAGGCTCACGGCGTCACCTCCGTCGCCAGGTCGTGGCGGCCGACGAGGTACACGAATTCGACGTCGTCGTCGCACCCGTACTCGAGGTGCAGGGTGGGGATGCCGTCCTGGCACGCCCGGTGGTACGCGGGGTAGTCGACGACCGTCCACGACCAGCCCTCGGGGCACGGCAGAACCTCTGCCTGGGTGAGGAAGTCGGTGCGGATCCGCTGGCCGACGGGCGCGGTCGCGACCTCGATCAGCTTCTCGTAGCGGGTGGCGGCCTCGTAGAGGACGTGCGCGACACCCGCGTGTCCGGAATCGGCGTGCTTCCCGGCCCACTCACGCAACTCGTCCGGAGCGACAGCCACCTGGACCGTCAGACGCTCGCTCATGGCCGACCACCGTTCTGGGTGTCGGCGTCGGTCCACCCGTACTTCTGATCGTCGACGCGCGCGATGTGCGGGCCGTCATGGTTCGCCTCCAGATCGCACGGAACCCTGCGGGTTGTGCCGACGAGTGCAGAGGAGCTCGTGCAACCCTTCGGTTCGTCCGCGCTCACTGCGGGTACGTCGACGGGGACGTCGACATAAAACACGCCCCGCCCGGCACCCCACCGGATCGTGGCGTCACCGGCGACACCGCGGTGGCGTGCCTCGGCGACGAAGGCTGCGAGTTCGTCGAGGGTGGCCTTCGAGCCGCGGAGTACTACTCGTGTCGCGATCATCGGTCCCAGTCCTCTCGGTTCAACCGGTCCCGGGCGGTGTCGATGACGTCGAGGAGTTCACCGTGGACGGAGATGCGTTCGCCGGTGCGCTGGTTGGTGATGGAGATGCGGCGGGCGGGTTTCCCGACGAGCGAGGTCTGGACGATCGCGAAGTCGACGCCCTTGCGGGCGCACGCGTCGCCGAGCTGCTCGATCGCGCGACCGATGGCCTCCCGCCGCTTTGCGATCTGCTCCGAGGTCGGGGTGTCGGCGATGTTCGAGGGGATGTTGGCGCTGTCGTAGCGCGACGCCGCGGTCACTGCGCTGTTCCTGACCGGGCGGCGATGTAGTCCAGGGCGGTCTGCAACGCGGCGACGACGTTGTCGTCGTGGTAGCGGGTGACCGACAGTGACGCTTTCGGGTCCCGCTGGTCCGGGCCGTGGACCGACAGCATGTACTCGTCGCCGTAGTCGCCCTCACGCGTCACGGGGTACCGATTGCTCGGCAGGCCGAGGACGGTGACGGCGGTGACCACCCCGCCCTCGGGGTGGGGCTGGATCGACATGATCACGCTCAGGTCGGGGTGTTGCTGGCGGATGCTGCGGATCAGTTCGACCGCGCCGGCGCTCATCGCTGGCCCCCGAACAGTTCGCTGGGCGGGATGGGCTTGAACGTGCGCTTCGTCATGTCGGTGGCGCGGTCGTAGTCGGCTTCGACGATCCGGTAGTAGGCGCCGTGCACGTCGGGGCCGAGGATCTGGTCCGGGTCGAACTCGGTGCAGTCGCCGCGGTAGTTCATGGTGTTGCTCACTGGTCGACCTCGACGATCTCGCCCTTGTGGACGGTCAGCGCGTCGAGGTCGCCACCGAATGCGGAGCGGGAGAGGTCGACCAGGATGAGGATTCCGGCGCCGACGAAGAAAGCGGTGACGATGCTGAATCCGAGGTTTCGGAGCACGAATTCGAGAAACATGGGCTGGATTCCCTTCTGAGGGTTGGAAATCCCGTCGCCCGGCCTTCCCCGTCGAACACGGCCGGGCGACGGGGGTCTATGGGGAGAGCTGTGCCGCGGTCATGCCGGCACTGCTTTCGGTTCCGCACCGATCAGTGATTCGACCGGGACGTTGAGGAACTCGGCCGTGGCGGCGATCTCGTCGATCGTCCAGGGGGCGTGGCCGTTGAGCCGCCGCGACAGAGTGACGCGGCTGAGTCCGATTCCCTCAGCCAGTTGCTGTGCCGCGACCTGGCGGCGGGCAAGTTCGGCTCGCACGTTCGCGGCGACTGTGGCACTGCCGATCTGCGCACGGGGTGGGTGACTCATGCGGATAACAGTTGTACATTTTTTGAAACACGTCAACCACTACCTATGCCGTGTTGGGCGTAGCTGACGACACACAACACGCGTTGACCTGTTGCTTGATTAGAATTTGTTCACTAAGCTCGAATTATGAACACTCCGCAGAAGGCGGTCCGACAGGCTCAGGCTCGACAGCCACAGACCGCAGATGACCGAATCACACTTCGCGTAAAGGGTCTGATGGGTCAGCACGACCTGTCACGACGAGGGCTCGCCGAGCTCTCTGGAATCAACCACGTCACACTGGGTCGCCGGCTCATCGGCGACCAGTCGTGGGACATCGCTATGGTCGAGCGCCTGGCAGAGGTCTTCGATGTGGACCTGACCTGGCTGCTCGCCGGAATTGAAATGGCCCCCGAGCCCGACTACACGCCGGGTGGGGGCACTTCGAGCCCCCTGACGGGTTCGAACCGTCGACCGCTCGCTTACAAGGTAGCGGCGCAATCACGCAATGTAGTCCGGGTCGACTTCGTGCGCGATGCTCCTGCCGAGCTGCCAGCGATCGCATCGTGAGCACATACGGCGGTCAGCATCGGTCCAGGTCACGGAACTACGGGCCGGTACTGGACCCAATTGATTCGTTCGTACCAACTGTGTGGGATTTCTGGGACAGAAGTACAGCTTTGGGACGAAAGTGATGTTTATGGCAATCACAATTGACACCTGGATCACGCACCTCCACGCAGAAGGGAAGGCCAACCGCACGATCAAAGATCGGCGAATCGTGTTGCAACGCCTCGAAACCGACCTCGGATACCCGGTCATCGAAGCCAACACCCTAGACCTCGCACGGTGGCTCGGCCGAGACGATCTCGCCGCAGTCACCCGCAGCGTCTACCACTCGATCCTCACCGGGTTCTACCGGTGGGCCGTGCTCAACGGATACCGCACCGACAACCCGATGGCATCGATCAAGGCCGCCCGCCGACCGAAACGTCACCCGCGGCCCATCGCGCCGGCCGAGTTCCGCCGCCTCATCGGCAACGCCGACCGTGACATGCTCGCCATGCTGATACTCGCCGGGTACGCCGGTCTGCGCGTCGCCGAGATCGCCCGGTTCCACGGCCGCGATCTCGACATCCACACCGGCATGATCGAGGTCCGGGGCAAGGGTGGTGCGACGCTGTCGATCCCGGCGCACCCTGTGATCATCGCGCACGCCGCGCTCATGCCGTCCGGCTACTGGTTTCCCTCGCAGCGTGCCAAGCATCTCGGCGGCCAGTGCGTGTCCGAACGAATCCGGTTGTTCATGCTCCGCAACGGCGTGAACGCGACTCCGCACGCGTTGCGGCACACGTTCGCAACGGGACTGCTTGAGGCGGGCGCCGACCTCCGTGTTGTCCAGGAGTTGATGAGGCACGCGACGTTGTCGACGACGGCGATCTACACCGCGATCACTGACGACCGGAAGCGGGAGGCCGTGAATCGTCTCCACGACGAGGACCGTAAGGATGTGGCCTGATCGGACGACAGTGACCCCGGTCGCTCAGCATTCCATTACTATCCGCTTACCCATTCCTTAGAAGTCGGGAGACTACCGATATGACCCAGCCGCCCCCCAACGCCGGCGACCAGAGCCCGTACCAACAGCCCCAGTACGGGCAGCAGCCACCACCCCCGCCCTACCCGCCGCAGCAGCCCCCGAAGAAGCGGAAGAAGTGGCCCTGGATTCTCGGTGCGGTCGTCGTGCTGATCATCATCATCGCGGTCGCCACCAGCGGCGGTGGCGGGGAAGAGTCGACCGACAACACCGCCGACAGCCCTGGCACGACCGAGACGCAGGCCCCCACCGAAGACGGCGGTGACCAGCCGCAGCCGACCACCCAGCAGCAGGAGTCCGGCACCGACGGAGTCGTGTACGAAGTGACCAGCGACAGCGGGACCGCGAACAACATCACCTACTTCGGTGAGGGCGGCAACCAGTCGCAGGAGAACGGCGCGACCCTGCCGTGGCGGTCGAAGGCGTTCGACGAGTCCGACACCATGATCAAGGGGGTGACCGCCCAGAACGGAGGATCGGGCACCATCACCTGCAAGATCATCATCGACGGCAAGGTCGAGGTCGAGAACTCGTCTAACGGCCAGTACGCAGTCGTGAGCTGCAACGGCGACCTGTTCTAACTCGCCCGCCCAGCGAAACACGAAAGCGGCCCCCACCTCGGATGAGGTGGGGGCCGCTCTTTCACCGTCTCGCGCGTTGACGGCAGAGGGTCCGTTCGTGTGCCTGCTCCCACGTCCGTCGGTGGACCTGGCCTCTACGTGGGCGGCCCCGCCGATCCAACGGTCCTTGCCGGCGGGTGGGAGTTCTAGGCCGAAGCCGGTGCCGTCTCCCTGCACCCTCATCATAAGTGCCGGGGTGCGACAAACCCCTGAATATTATTTCGGCGGGTGTCACTCGTCGTCGAGCGGTTCCAGCCCGTCGCCGAGCTTCATGAGGAACTCGCGAGGGTGCAGGTCGAGGGCTGCCGCGATGGGGCGGACGTCGTCGGTCGTGAGCGCCACCTTGCCCGACATCCGATGCTGCACCCACTGATGGTTCTTCCCGACCCGTTCGGCGAGCTGCCGGCCCGACACTCCGGCACGCGCCATCTCTGCACGCAGGGCCGCTGCGATGATCTGCCGGCCTTCGTCGTCACGCCCCGGCCTGGTTGCCACGTTTCCCAGGATAGTCACTCAGTCCTCCGTTCCCTCTTGACAGGCACCCTAGTGGATGGTTCAGTCATCCACAATGGATGAATCAAGCATCCACCAACCTGGAGGTAGAGATGAGACGAAGTGTGATCGCCGCAGTGGGCGCGGCCGTGGTGTGGGCCGGGATTCTCGGAGGGGTGGGCGTCGCGGCCGCAGCGGAGAAGCCGTGCGTGATGCCCGTCGCAGGTGGTGTGGCGCCGTGCCCGCCGCCGATCGTGTCGACGAACGGTGACTCCATCGGTGGAGGTGCGAACACCGACCCGGTGAACATGGGAGACCTGCCCCGCACTGGCCCGGACTACAGCTACGAGGCACCCACCTGGGAACCGGCACCCGAACCGGAGCCGACTCCCGAGCCCGATCCAGAGCCGGAGACCCCTGCCGAGTAGCCAACCCCCGGCACGACGAAAGCGCCCCCACTCATCGCGAGTGGGGGCGCTTTTCGTTGGTTGTCCAGGTTCAGAGCGGGTGTCGCATCATGGGCCTCTGCGATCGGGTTCTCATTGTTGCCTGCTGTGGCCGGGTCGCTTCCGCGTCGGCGATCAGTGTGTGTTCCTGAACCTCACCCGCTCTGAACTTGTGTCATGACTGTAGCAGTCTAATTCGTTGTGGCGCAACATTTTTCGACGTTCTGGTGATGTGTAGACCAGCCAGCACCCGCCAACCAAGGTCGCGATGGTGGCGAGGACGTCGAGGACCATGCAGCTTGGACGCGGCGGACGGCCGGGCGGTTCCCTCGACTTTGATCGGACTTTGGGTGAGGTGACAATGGGCCCGGTGATCGATCGTGAGGTGCTGCGCGCCGCGTCCGAGGCTGTGCACTCCCGCATGCGCCGGCAGCAGGCGAACCGCCAGGCCGCCACGGATGGCGGGTGGGCGGCACCGGACCCCGAGCTGGAAGCGTTGGGGGTGGAGTGCGACGAGGTGATCTACGGTCGGCGAGCCGAGGCGCCCGACCTCGCCGACCGGCTGGCCGCGGTGCTCGGCGACGACTGGGAGCCGTGAGAGAGGGCCACCGTTTCACGTTATGGGCGGGTCAGGCCGCGGCCACACCCTGCACCGTCAGTAGATCGAACGCGCCGATCGTGGCACCGGCGTCGGCGATCTTGTACGTGCCCACACACGTCCCCGAGGCGATGTCGGGGTCGGTGACGGACGCCGTCTCGACCCCGTTGGTGAACAGCGACAGCTTGGTCCCGCATGTCTGCACCGCGATCCGGTCGGCGGCGACGTGAGAGATCTCCGACGACAGTGGCGTCCATACCCCGCCAACCTTCTTGAGCAGCTGCGCTTTGCCCGCGCCGATCCGTACCGAGTATGCGAACTCTGCTGCGTCCGTGACGTAGCTGGTGTTGGCGCGGCGGGCGTCGAGGTGGAAGGCGCCGGCTGTCGTGTCGACGTTCTTGACGGTGATCTCCAGTCGCACATCCGCCGCGGTGACCGGCAGCGTCAGCGCGCCGACGCCCGCCACCGATCCGGCGGCGAGCTGGTTCGTCTGAACTCGCCACCGCGACGACGGTGACGTAGTCCACGTCATGGCAGAGCCGCCGGCCTCGAGGTCGGTGGTGCGGCCGGTGGCGATGTTGGCGGTTGTGCCGGAGAACCCGTCGGAGGTGAGCATTGTCAGCGCGTACAGCGACGACGCAGCGACAACGGCTGTCCTGGTGGACTCGTTGCCGGCGGCGTCGATCGCGGCCACCTGGTAGTCGTGGCGGGTGGTCGCGACACGGCCGGTGTCGGTGTAGCTCGTACCGGTCGGTGAGGCGATGAGGGTGTTGTCGCGGTACACCCGGTAGCCGACCACCCCGACATTGTCGGTGGCGGCGGTCCACGACAACGCGATCTGCCCGACCGCGGGGGTGGCGGTCAGTGCGGTCGGCACGGTCGGGTCGGTGGCGTCGGCGGGGGTCTCGACGACCTGGGGGCCGGTGAACCCGGAGACGGGAAGGACGATCTTCTGCACCATGGCTCAGCCCTTCGCCATCGCGGTCAGCGAGATCTTGATGCCGGGCTCAGTGCCGCCGGAGATCGACAGATCCAGAGCGACGCGGCACCGCAGACCGAAGTTGCGGATGGTGCGCTGCACGGTGACCGGGACGGTGTCGCCGAACTTCGCGACCACGCCGAACGCGCCACCGACCGGTGCCGAGTTGGGGCCGCCGTAGAAGCCGACACCCTCGACGACGTTGGTCGCGACATTCTCGGCCTGCAGGTCGAACCACCGCGAGCCGGTGTACTGGTACCCCGACGTGTTCGGTTGGCAGTACTGGAACTTCGCGCCCAGCGACCAGGCGGTGGGTGATCCGGTCACGCCCTGCACCGACAGAATCCAGGTGAGTTCGTCGGCGTAGGAACCGAAGTCGACCGGGTTCGAGGGTTGGACGAGGTCGACCGGCTTGCCGTTCCACAGGAACTCACCCGGGGTGCCCGACGGCTTGATGGTGTAGTGCTCGCTGAGCAGGATGTGGGTCTTGCCGTGCATTATGCGGCCCTCTCGTCGTCGACGGTGCAGACGATCTCGTCCGCGATCAGCCAGGATGGGTAGCGCTCGGGGTACTTGCCGGAGCGGGCGAGGAACAGTCCGGCGTTGAATCCGCCGCGGTAGTCCGCGCTCGGGGTGCCGGCCTGCGGGGTCTGCGCACCACGGCCGGCGCCGAGCCCACGAAGGTCGAACACCCGGTGGTTGACCTGCAGTTCGTGGTAACCGCCGAGTCCGGAGTTGGCGGCGAGGTCGACGGTGAGGCGGACGTAGTCGAAGTTGAACTTGTTCTCGTTCTGCCCCGACGTCACACCGACCGAGTCCCCCGAGCTGGGGACGGTGACGTAGCTGTCGGAGTCGTTGGTCAGCACCCAGCGGCGGTCGTCCTCACCGGTGGAGGGGTTGACGCAGGTGGCCTTGAAGAACCCGCGAGTGCTGTTGTCCCACTTCTGGATGTCGAAGCCGAGACCGAAGTTGCCCCACGCGTAGGAGTCGACACCGGAGCCGACGCACAGCCACGCCGACAGCGACACCAGCCCCGACACACCGTGGTACTGGGACAGGTTCTTGTAGGTGCCCGACCCGTTCGAGATCGCGTTGGTGCGATAGGGGACGTCGCCGGTGGAGATCTTCAGTGCGTGCTTGCCGGCCATCACCGGATAGGAGGTCAGCCCGATCGGTGGGCGGGGCTCGAAGGCGCCGTAGTGGTCGCGCCAGCCGTCGAATCCGTCGTCGAAGGTGGAGTGGAACAGGACGGTGCCGCGGCGCCGGACGAGGCCGCCATCGCGGTGGAGGCGGTCGAACGCCATCGCGCGGGTGGTGCGCGGGTCCTGGCCGATGCCGTCGAGAATGCTGCGAATGGTCATGCCGTCACATCCAGAATGTCGAGGAGTTCACCCGTCGTCGGGTCTGTCTTGAACCACACACACGGGAACGCCGGTTCGGTCGGCCCGCGCCAGAACCCGATCGCCGCGCAGATGAGCAGCTTCGCGAGGTTCGTCAGGCCGCCGGTGGCATTCCATTCCAGCCAGCCGCGATTGCCGTCGGCGTCGGTGAACACCACCGCCGCGTCGTCGGCGGTACCGCTGGCCAGAGCTTCCAGGAGGCCGCGGCCGGACAGCTCATCGGTCACCGCCTCCGTGAGAACCTCGGGGTCGAGTTCGTCGACCGCGACGGTGACGTTGCCGGCACTGTTCGGGGTCTGACCGTTGACCGTCTTCACCCGCCCATAAGCCGCGTCCAGTGCCGTCTTCGTCTGGCCCGGCTGAGTCACCCTCGCGGCGACACCCGAGTCGGGAACCACACCCGCCGCCACGTCGTCAACAATCTGCTGGGCTTCGTCGCGGGCGGCGACGGCCTGGTCGCGGTACGCCTTCACCTCGGTGGTGACCAGTGGTGACTGGGGGCCGATGTCGTCGAACAGGTCGTTGAGGTGCAGCGTCGTCCCGACGGTCGGCGGGTCGAACGTCACCGACTTCGACGGCAACGTCTTCTTGCCGTACAGCAGCGTCGGCTGGGCCACCCACCGGACGGGGTTGCCGCCGATCGTCGCGGCCAGCCGGATGCCGTCGTTGCCCTGCAGGTCGGTGAGGACACCGTCTGCGACGAGCGCCGGCACTTCGGCGAGGGTGACGCTCTCCGATTCGCCTGCGGCGCCGGCGGTGACGAACCCGGTGTTCGACGGTTTCGGCGCGAACACCACCTTCCCCATTGGGTGGACCACGTCGGGGTTGGGGTCTCCGTCGACGATGCCGTCGTCGACGATGTGCGTCCACAAGCCGGTGACGGTCATGTAGGTGATGTCAGCCATCGGTGGGCTCCTCGATGTCGGGGGTCGGTTCGGGCTCGACCGGTGGTGGTGGGTCGGCGGGGAGGCCGATGCTCGCGGGGCCACCGAATCCCATCGAGCACACCTCCGGGTAGCGGGTGTGCCGCTTCCAGGGGTCAGTGATCTCGGTGTGCCCGTTCGGGTCGAGACCGTAGTTGTAGTCCGGTTCGTACCAGGGGTTTTCGACGGTGCCGACGATGCGGATCCAGTTCGACGGCAATCCGGTCTCACCGCCCGATCCGTAGCTCGCGGTGAACGTCACGTTCGGGATCTCGGGCAACTCGAAGATGGTGTCGTTGGCCATCAGGCGACCTTTCTGCCGGTGAACGACGCCGATGGGGCGCCGGTGACGTGAGTAATGTTCGATCGGCCCTGGATCATGACGATCTGCGAAGAGGAGCCGGAGAACTCGATTGGACGGTGTGTCGCACCGGCGGGTGTCAACGGCACCGATGCCGAGACGCCCGGCCGCACAACTTGTCCGGCCGCGAGGTACAGCGTGGTCGCGACGCCGGGGCCGAGTGGTCCTTCCACCGCGATCCCATCGACGTAGAGCACCCACATTGAGGCACGGAATGCGTTGGCCACGTGAGCAGATGCGCGAGCGTTCGTGCCGCTGGCTGATGAACTTGCACCATCATCGGCGGAGTCCTGTGACACCGAGGTCGCCTTGATCTCGTACCAGCCGGTCTCGGTGATGGTGATCTGACCGCTTCCGAGGTCGGTTACCGTGACACCCGATGCGAGGTCGTTAACGGTGTAGAAGCTGGCGGGCATCTGTGCCTGCGCGCCGTGCCCGACCGTGAGCGCTACAGCGGACCCTGCACCGCGGCGTAGGCGCCATGCCGGGGTCGTCACCGTGCCCCCGGCTGGGAGCCAGTCCGCCATCGCCCACGATGCGATCTGGAAGCTGGCCTGATCGGCGAATAGTCCATTGAGGTACTCCTGAGTGAAGGCGGCGTGCCGGAATCCCGCACCCTTCGATACGGATGCGCCGGTGTCGGTCCACGAGATGACGACTTTGCCGTTGACCAGCACGTAGTAGTTGTCGCCGTGGCAGCGGAACCGGACGATGTCGCCCGGCTTGATGGTTTGGCCGACCGAGTACCAGATGGTGTTTGTGCTGCCCGAGAATCGGCCGATCCGGATGTTGCCGGGTCGCACCCAGCACGCCGCGCCCTGGGTCGGGTTCTCGCTGTCGCAGCGCAGGCGGATCGAGGTCCACCGGTCCTCGGAGAATGACCACTTCTTCCCGACGACGATCGACGCCGATTGCGAGTCGGTGGCGAACTTGTGGATGTCGCGGACCGTGCAGAAGTGGTCGCCGTCGGTCGAGTTGTTGATGATGCCGGCGTGCCCGTCGTCGCCGACGATGGTGATGCGGGTGGTGGCCCAGTCGGTCGAGGGCAGTGGCGTGCCGTCGGCGCCGGAGAAGATCGTCGACCACGAATAGCCTGACCAGCCAGGCACGTTCGTTTCGTTGGTGATGTCCTGCAACTGTTGCTGTGCCGCCATCGCGATCTTCTCCGCGTTGTCCGCGATGCCGAACAGCCCAGCGACGGAGTCGAACACCTCCCGGACGACGCCGACACCCGCAGCGACACCCCCGGCGACCGCGTTGCGGATGTTGGTCGCGACGTTGTCGACACCCGACGCCACCTCGGTGACCTCGAACTTCGTCCCCACCTCACCGAAGATGGCGTTCGCCCGCTCCTGCAGCGACATACGGTCCGCGGACTGTGGCGGCGGCATCGTGATCTTCGGGGCGCCGCGCGCCGGGATCACCTGCGTCGCGCCCAGCCGGTCCGCGCCTGGTTCGCCATCGGGCCAGTAGTGGCGGTCCCGCCCCTCCGGTGGAGGTGACATCAGACCGTGACCCGCATCAGCCGAATCCGCAGCTGCGCCTTGGTGTTGCGGATCTTCCACGACGTGAGGATGCCCGCCGTCTTGACCGCCGACGCGTACAGCGTGACCGCCGTGTCGGCGGGGATGATCCCCTCGCTCGATTCGGGGGTGAGGTCGACGTCGGAGTGAGCGCGGAACGCCACCTCCCGGTAGCCCTCACCGTCCTGGCCCTTGCCGTAGCCGACGAGCGGCCCCGACGTCGCATTGTCGGTGCGGATCTCCATGTCGACCTGGGTGCCGTTGGACGACGACACGTCCACACCGCCGACGAAGTCGAACCGGTACGGCCACGGCTTCGCCGGGATGTTGACCGAGAACATGGTGTGGCGGGTGTCGGACGATCCCTTGGTGACGGTGGGGAATCCGCCCGGGCCGACGACGTACTCCTCGGTGACGAACTGGCCGGGCTGCCACACCAGTTTCCCGTCGTCCTCGCGGTAGGTGAGGACGTCGCCGTCGGTGGGGTCGGAGCCAGCCGCGACGTCGACGGAGTTGATGACCGACCCCGACGGCCCGGTCGGACCTTGGGGGCCTGCGGGCATCGGCGGCAGATCCACACCGACCGCGTACGAACCGGCCGACCCCGACACCCGCACACCGAAGTCCGGGTCCACGACCGGGTCGCCGTCGATCGTCAGCGTCCCCGGCGTCAGCGCGGGCGGCGGCCCCACCGGGCCCGGAGTGCCGTACACGCCGTGGTAGACGACGAACGTCGCACCGGACCACACGTACTGGTCGTTCGTGTCGATGTTGCGCCACGCCCAGTTGGTGTTGTCCTCACCGAGCACGAGAGCCATCGCGTCCAGTTCGGACGTCGACAACTCGCCGCGGTGGATCGCACCAGGCGGCCCGGGCGGGCCAGGCGCCCCCTCGTACGCCGGAAGACCCAGCACCGCGCGTTCGGCGGCACCGTTCTGCCGTCGGCGGACGTGCATATACGTTTCGGTCATCGGAGGGGCGCCGGCGGGCTGCGGGATCGCGAAGATCTCCAGCTCCACACCGATCCGTTCGATCGGGTCGTCAGCCATTGTGCTGTCTCACTTTCTCTCGCAGCAGCTTCCACGCCTGGTCGGGGTTCTCGCCGAGGACGGAGATGCCGGTGACGCGGTGGGTCATGCGGGTCACCTCACCCGCGACGGTTTCGACCCCGACGTCGCCGAGGTCGGGGGTCGCCTCCCAGTGGCCGAGCGGCACGAAGTCGCGGACCTCGCCCGACCACACGAGGTCCTGGGTGTAGTTGCAGACGGCCTGCGCGACGAGCTCCGAGAGCGGTTCGGGGATCGGAGCGAACGCGTTGTTCGACAGCGGGGTGTTCCGCAGGAACTTCCCGAGCCGCAACACCGTCGGGTCGTCGAGCCCGTACGGCTTCGGCGTCTGGGCGTCGTCGTTGCTCACGGCGCCACCTCGGCGAGTTCTCGCGTCACGCGGTCGGCCGCGTGGTCGAGCATCGACAGCCCGCCGATCGGCCGCCGGTTGTAGATCATGTGGGTGGAGCGGACGCCGAGGCCGAGGTAGCCGCGGGCGTCTTTCGCGGCCCGGTCGTAGCGGCCCCAGTTCCGCGGGTCCCACCACGCACCCAGCTTGTCGTCGATCTCCGCGCGGACCGTCGGGTTCCCGAGCTTGGCCAGGACGTCCCGCACCCACACGGACCGGTCGGCGAGCTGCATCCGCGGGGTGAGGGTCGCGATGACGCGCAGCGGGGACCGCGGCGGGCAGCAGCAGATGACATCGCCCGGGTGGTTGACCGGGATGACGCGCGAGTCGACGTGCTGGCGGCCGCGTTCCGGCGCGGCGATCCCGTAGTCGGCCAGCCCATTCGAGCCGGGGTTCGACGGGTTCGCCACCACCACAGCCCGCTTCACCTGCGGGAACTCGACCATGACTCCCGACACCACGACGTCGTCGACGATGTCGGCGCCGGCCGAGTATCCGGCGAGCACGACGATCGCGTCCGGATGCTCAGCCCTGATGATCGCCAACTCGATCCGCACCTGCGCGCGGCCGAGCCGCTTCGTCGTCTCGTAGTCCGGCGCGTGCGGATTGCGCTGCCCGTTGACGAACCCGTACGCCGCCGGATAGTCGACCTCGACGTGCGTCCACCCGGCGCCGAGCCGATCCACGAACGGGGTCAGCATGTTCCGGCCCATCGGCTCACCGATCCCGCGGACCGTGACGATGTACTTCGGGGTCAGCATCGCGGGTCCGGGTACGGGTTCGCGCGGCGCTGCTCGGAGAGCCGATCGAAGTCTTCGACGTAGCGCTTGCGGGCGGCGACGATCTCGCTCTGCTTCTCCAACGTCACCGCCGGGCCGATCGCCGCCAGCTCACGTTCGAGTTTGCTCCACAGCTCCGACTGCTCGAGAGACGCCTCGCTGCGCTCCTTGATCACCCGCCGGAACTCGTCGTTACACGCCGACTGACGGGCCGTGAAAATGGTGCTCTGCGTCATGCTGAGCACCGCGACCAGCACGAGCAGCGCGCCGATGATGCGTTTCCACACCGGCTTGTCTGGACGCGCGGTCGGCACCCGCACCTCGACGCCGTGCACGGTGGCACGGCGCCAGGTGAAGGCGAGACCGATCACGACGCCGATGGTTCCGTAGCCGATGGCTCGGACCAGTTCGAGGATCAGATCAGTTGGGTCCATTGCTATTTCCCCCGTTGCTGCCGCCAGTGAAGCGGTCTTTGAGGTTGCCCGCGAACAGGAATCCCGCGACCATCAGCATCAGTGCGTCGACCACGGGTGGGAGGGCGCGAGCCGGGTCGATCATTCGGACAACGAGGCTGGCAATCCAAGCGACGAGGATGACCACCGCGACGAGGTTGACCAGCCACGACGGTGGCAGTCCATTTCGTTGCGGTGGAGTCTCCGGGGGATTGTCGGTCACGGGCACACCTTTCGACCCCGCCCACCAGTGGGCGGACCATCAGCGATGAGCAGGGCATGGGTTCTACGCGACCGGCTCGTCTCGCACCCCGCCGTTGACGACGAGGCTGGGAGTGCCCTTCGGACCGATGGGAAGCGAAGCGATCGAGGTTGCGAGGGAGATCAGTGCCGCGGTGCCGGCCAGCCCGCCGGCCTGCGTCCAGTTGACGTCGGCGAAGGTGACTGCCTGATCAGCTGAGACGACGACCGGGATTGACCCGACGACGGTCGCGATGAACGTTCGACCTGCGCGGATCAGCGCCTCCACGTAGGGGTTCGCCGCGACCAGGCGCGCGTCGACCAGCGCCAGCAGCACGGTCGCGAGAGTGGCCAGCGCTGCGGACTGCAGCGCCGTGCCCCAGGCGACGGACAGGACGGACACTCCCGCGACCAGGAACAGGGCGAGATTCTGGACGAACGTCTTCACGGCGCGTTCGGCGACGTCCTCGATGAACGCAGTCAGCGGTGCGTGGGTGGGTACGGACATGCTCAGTTCTCCTTGCTGTCGGTGGGGTTCTTCACGACGCCGAGCGGGTCGTAGAAGCCGGGGATGCCGAGCGCGGCGCCGATGGCGGCGAGCGCGTCAACGACGGTGCGGTTCCCGAGCTGCGCCCAGCCGGGGAACGACTTCTCGATATCGACGACCTTCTTGCCGTCGACGGTCTTGTAGACGAGGTCGCGGGCGCCGACGAGCTGCTCGCGAATGTCCTTCGCGTCGGAGCCGATCGCCGCGTTGAACGCGCGGGTGAACTCGTTGATCTTGTCGACGTCTGTGGCCATGGTGGTGCCTCCAATTCCGAAGAGGGTCTTGAGTTGTGGGATGGACAGGTCGGTGTAGTTGGCGTCGCACGGCCCGAACGGGGCGCACGGCACGCGGTCGGAGTACTGGTGCGCGAACCGATTCGGGTAGCCGTAGGACTGACCGGGTTGGACGCCGTAGTGCGGCACGACGAGCGGGAGATCTCCGCGCGACTTCCAGAGGGCAGGGTCGGCGCGAGGGTTGTAGTAGCCGATCACCCGGGAACCGCCGAGCCACTGACGCAGCCGCCGGATCTCGTCGTTGATCTCGACGGAGTGGTCCCGGATGGGGATGGCGCCCTGCGACGAGCCGGCGCCGGACTCGACGTCGACCATGCACACGATGCGCGGGTCGATCTTCCCGCCACGGGTGACCACCTGCCGCCACAGGTCGCAGTTCGCGGCGCCCGGGCGGAAGAAGTAGTACGGGATGACGATGTCGAGGTCCCCACGGTCGAGCGCTGCGAGCGCCCAGTCGAGATTCGCGGCCGCGCTCTTGTCGCGCTGGTCGCCGCTGTTGGTGCGAAACGAGAACACCCGATGCGGGTACTCATCGGTGACCGGCCGCTGAAACTGTGAGACGTCGGCCCAATAGGTGCCCATCAGCAGTCCTTCCAAACGCCGTTGGTGAGAAACCCGTGTCGCTGGCAGCGGTTGCACAGGATCGACGGGGTGAGGGTGAGGTGTGCCGGGTCTTCGATGTTGGTGAACTGCCAACGGTGCGACGCCGGAACGTGGTCGTTCTCTGGCACGTCGAGAGCGATCGAGCTGGGTAGGTCGGTCTCGACGCGACCGCCGCACTGGTGCCATTCCATGACGTTCGTGACGACGCCGTCGCGTTCTGCAAGCGAGTAGCTGAAACCGTTGCCTGCGTCGTACACACCGACCACGTGGTCGGCGACCAGTGCCGCGCGATCAGTCATCGGTTCACCGCCTTCTCGAGGACCGCGGCGAGGCCGTCGGTGAGCGTGTCCAGGCCGAGCTGCGGCCAGCCGTCGAACTCGCCGAGGTCCCGGGACCCGGAGCCGCACAGCTGCTCGCGCGAGTCCTTGACGTCGGAACCGATCGGACCCATGAACCCCTGCGTGAACGCGTTGACGCGCCCGACGTCGAGAGCCGCTGGGGCGACCGAGTCGACCAGCCGTCCGTTCTTGATCCGGCGCTGCACGAAGTCGATGAGCTTGGCCGAGGCCCCATCCCCGGCGGCGGTTCCGGCGCCGAGCTGGTAGTGCATCTCGTCGGCCCGCGACCAGTCAGCGCCCCAGAAGATGTTGCCCTCGAACAGGGCGAGACCGCGCCGGACCTTCGCGATGCGATCGGCCGGCATGACGCGCCGCCCCCACGGGTACTGAGTGGCGTTGAGGTCGACCCCGGTGCCCGACAGGTGATTCGACGTCGCGACGTCATTGGTGTTCGACCATCCCCAGTCGTCGAGGGGCTTGTACAGGTCGATGGGCTCGACATTTTCGTGGTACCAGCGGGCCCATGCGCCGAGTACCTCTGCTGCGTAGCCGGATCTGACGTGGAGGCCCATGCCGGCGACGGTGACCGTGACGCACTCGTCGCGGTTGCACATCCGCCAACCGTTCTCGGAGTACTTGTAGCCGTACGCTGTTCTGAAACTCATTGCAGTGTTGCTCCTTTCATTCGCTCAGTGCTGCTCGTGTGAGCCAGGTGCCGAATCGGCGGATCTTGCCCAGGGCGATGGACCCGGGTTCGCGTTCGGCGTCGGGCCGGCCGATCTGCAGCGTCAACTTGCCGCGCACGCTGCGTGAGTCCTCGTAGGTGATCTCCTCGAGGTACTCGACCTCGACCTTCCCGTCGGCCATCTGCACACCGACGAGGTCGCCGAGCTGCAGGTCCTTCCCGATGTAGTAGGGCGATCCGTTCTGCACCGAGATGGCGTGCGAGATGTACGGTCTCGTCGCCCAGTGGGCCGACTTCATCCCCGACAGCGTTTCCATCGACAGCCCGGTCGACGAGCTCTCGGCGAACGTCTCCCGGAACCGCCACGGCCCCGCCTCGTTGGCGCGCTGGATGTCCTCGGAGGTGTGGAACGCCATCACGGTGTCCTTGACGACACCTTCGAACGCGCCGAGCTCGAGGTTGGTGAGGAACGGCAGGATCGGTGCCGCCGCACCGCCGGTCGCGGCGACCAGCGCGGCGCCGACCGCCGCCCCGATCCCCGACAGCAGCATGTTCGCGCCCGTCACCAGCAGCGTGTTGACCCACTCGGGCGACTTGCCGCCCGCCGTCACCCGCGACGCCATCGCCGTGTGGGTGGTCTGCTCGTACTCGTCAGCGGGCGTGTACTTCCCGGTGGTGTAGACCGCGATCGGCTTGTTCGCGATCGTCCCCTCCACCTGGTCGAGGTACTTCTGGTAACCGTCGTCGCCGAGGATCGGGTACAGCACCCAGCCGAGGAGGTCGGACCCCATCTGGATGCCGGTGCGGAAGAACCCGTCGATCGCGGTGCCGGTCCAACCGACGGGCTGCCCCTTCTCGACGAAGTCGATGATCAGCTTCGGACGGTCGAGGTGGATGAACTCGGGGAACGGCTGCGGGTCGACGTCGGGGTCGAAGAACTGGTAGACGATCTGCAGGTCGTTCGCCTGGCACACCTCGGTGAAGGCGGTGAGCGCCTCGTCCATCCGCCACGACGCCGAATCCCATTTCGATGTGTCGCCGATGAACTTGTTGCGCGGGTTGACGATGATCGGGTGCAACGCCTTCTTGACGACGTTCCACGCGCTCGGTGAGAACAGGTTGCCCGTCGGGATGGAGAACAGCTCGCCCTGCAGCCGAACGAGATTCGCGGTCAACGCGAGCGCGCACATGCTGGCCGACGGGCCGAGCCCGAACCAGTACTTGATCGGTTGGAACTCGGCCACCGACCACGGGCAGGGCCACAGCCGGATCCACGCCAGATGCTCGAGCGCGCCGATCGCCTCGACCTCGTAGTAGCGCTTCAACCCCTTGCGGGTGCGGGTGAACTTCGTGATGAACCACAACGTCGTGTAGCCCGGGAGCCGGACGACGATCGGCCGGACCGTCGCCTTCGGCTGCCCGTCGAGGTAGTCGCCGTAGTGGTCATCGCACGGCAGCAACATCGTCAGCCCGCCGGCCGCCGACTTCTTGTCGGTGAACTTCAGATCCTGGTAGTCACCGGAGATCGACCAGATCGCCATCTCCTTGGTGCGGAGCTCGACGACCGCCTTCGGGTTCTTGTAGGTGTCGCGTTCGGTCTGTTCGTCGTGGGTGAGCGTCGCGAACGCTCCGCGGACGCTCACAGCAGACCCTCGTACTGCTGGCGGCAGATGACCCACAGCTCGGTGTTGGTGTTGCCGCCGGTGACGGTGATGTCGACGCGCGTCACCTCACCCTCGGGAACCGGGTGGGTGTACTTGCGGCCCTTCATCAGCGGCCACAGGTTCCGTCCGGTCTTCGCCGATCGGATCGTCGGGCGCGCCTCGTCGGTGTTGATCAGGATCGTCTCGCCCGCCAGCACGGTGAACGGGTGGTCGACGTCGTTGCCGGCGTACCGCAGCCGCAACCGTCCCGGGCCCTGGAACGCGAACTGCGGCCACGCCTGCCACAGCGGGCCCGGGTAGATCGACACCGACCCCTTGCCGGTGTTGGTCGTGTTCTTCCACGAGTCGGCGTGATCGGCGGCCCGCGGGATCGGGTGCTCGACGATCAGCATCAGTTCGAAGTTGGCGGCCGACGTCCTGCTCGGGTCGAAGGGGAACGTCGGCTTCAGGTAGCCGAGGCGCGCGGCGACCCACCGCCACCCGGTGGAGTTGGTGTACACCGCGAGCCACCCGACCTCGTGCCGGCGGATGAGGGTCCGCAGGTGCTCGACGCGGCGCCGGAAGTCGTCCGGGTTGGCGCCGAGGATGAACAGCGGCACATCGAGTTCCGCGTGATCGAGGGTCTCGCCGACGTAGTCCTCGCCCCACTGGCGGGCGGCGGCATCGAACAGCGCCTTCACGTCGAGGTGCCCGATCCCGTCGATCCCGCCCGTCGACAGCCACGCACCGAGTTCGGGTGGCGCGGTCTTCTTCGCACCCGACAGGCGGACGCGTTCGCCCTTCGGGGAGATCCACTCGACGATCGTGTGATCGGTCAGGACTGCACGGTTGTTCATCCCCACCCGCCCACGAGTTGTTCGGACCGGGTCACGCGGCGAACCTCGCGGCCGGTCTTTTGTGCTGCCTCATCCGGGTCATGCGTGTACTGGTTCTCGACCCAGACGAGCGGGGCGTCGCGGTGCCCGGTCGACGACTGGGAGTCGTCGCCCTCGTTCGGCATCCGGCCGCTCGACCGCATCGCCGCGGCACCGAGGTCGGCGACGGACTTGAACTCGGCCGCCGACGGCAACGCCTCGAGCATCGAATCGATCGACGCCCACTGCGCGCCGTTGAGGATCGGTTCGGGACGCTTCGACAGGTTGAGCGCGAGGCCACCCGGTTTGAGCCAGCCACCCTGGTCGTAGATGCCGAACTTGTCGACGAGCTCAGTCGCCCGCGGCATCCGCTCGGCATACTTCCCGGGGAAGGCGCTGCGCTGCACCGCCTGTGCCGCGGCACCCATGTCCATCGTTTCCCAGCCGGGAACCTTCATCAGTGCGTCGAAGAACATCGCCGCCGAGCGATGCGGATCCATCCGGTCGGCGACGGTCCCCCACCCTGCCTGCCGCTGCTGGAACAGACCGATCGAGTCGTGGTCGGAACCGACGGCGTCGTGCGGGAACTTCAGCGACTCCGGGACCGCGTTGTTCGCCCACATCTTCATCGGATCGCCCGACTCGACGAGACCCGTTGCGACACCGATGATCGCGCCCCGCTTCGACACGCCCATCTTCTTCGCCTGCTCGGTGATGGCGAACGGGTACCGCTCCCAGCCACCTGGCGCGAGGTCCGGCATCTTCGTCGTCGACGGCGTCTGCCCCTGCTCGATCGTCGTGCCGTCGCCGTACACCGGGTCTGTCGCGCTGGGCGTCGTCGTGGTGCTCAGCGAGCTGGTGCCCGCACCGCCGGCCGTACCGGCTGATGCGGCGTCCCCTGGTCGCGGGATGAGACCCGAGATGGTGTCGAAGATCTTCCCGAACCCGAAGAAGTCGGCGGTGTCCTTGGCCATCGACTCGGCCGCCACCATCGGGGTGTCGCGGATCGTGGTCGCGCTGGCGCGGTACCCCTCGATCCGGGCGGTGCTGTCCGCGAGCGCCTTGCGCTCCATGTCGTGGCGCTTCTGCACCGCGGCGAGTTGCTGACCGGTGAGGCCCTTGATCTCCTGCTCGTGGCGCGCGGTCATCTGATCGGAGATCTGCTGCTGCGCCGCGCTCGCCGCCTCCGGCGACTGCCCCGAGAACACAGCCCGGAACGCCTCCATCATGTCCTTGACGGTGGTGAGCTGGTCCCAGTTGAGGACCGCCTCGGGCTTGCCGGTCTCGTTGCGCACCAACGACAGACCCTTCGGCAGGTAACCGCCCTGGTCGCGCAGCAGACCGCCGAGAGCCTTGAACGGCGACTTCACCACGTTCGTGACGATCGAGGTGACCTTCTTCGCCGCGTCGTACGCACCCTTGAGCTTGTCGCCGAGCTTCGCCGCCAGATTGAACGCCGTCTCGATCGCCTTCGTCTTGGTGATGTCGAAGATCTTCGGCGGGATTCCCAGCCACTCCGGGGGCGGCGAACCGACGATCGACGTCAGGCCCTGCTTGATGGGATTCAGTGCCTTGTCGATGATCTCGGAGATCTTCTTCTTGACGATGTTGAGCATCTCTGCGGTCGACGGGCCGCCGAATCCGTCGGTGACGAGGCCTTCGGGCACGACGTTCGGGTTGACGTTCTGCGGCTTCCACCACAGGTGCGGGTGGTCCATGTGGTTCTGCGTTGGCGATCCGCGGTCGCCCATCGGCTCGCGCCGCATCTTCGGCGGGTACCACATCGCCTGCTGCCAGATGGAGTGCTGCAGTGGGAACTTCGGGTTGTTGGCGTGCGCGAACGCATTCACCTGGTCGCCGAGCTTCTTGTCCGAGCCGACCATCACGTCGAGGGCACGGCCCGACGGGTGCTCGTCGAAGTTGTCCTGGCGGTAGCCGCCGATGTCCTTGATCTTCGGCCACAGCTTGAAGATGATGCGGCGCATCAGCTGACCGATCGCCTGCAACCCGCCCTCACCGGGCATCGGGGAGAGCTTCTGCCCCGCCGCGACCGCGCCGCCCTTCTCGAAACGAGGCAGCGGGCCGCCCTCGGACACCGGACGCAGGCCGCCGGGGGTCCAGGTGAACGGGCGCCCGGAGTCGACCATGTTGCGCATCCGGTACATCGCGCCGTGGCCGCCGGCACGCCGCACGTCGCGGACGTCCCACACGTGTTCGTCGGGCATCATCAGCGCGTGGACGGAGTCCTTGCCCCGCTTGGCACCTGACCCCATCGGGACGGGGCCGCCGTCCTTGAACGCGACCTCGGCGACAGGCTTCATCGGGTTGAGCCCGGGGAGGAACCCGGCGATCGTGTTCCACGCGGGCAGCAGGCCCTTGTTCCAGACGGTGCCGAGGACGAAGTTGATCGGCTTCGCGACGAAGCTCTTGATCTTGTCCCAGGCGTTGCCGATCCCGGTGACGATGGTGTCGAAGAATCCGCCGACCGCGCTCAGTCCGGACTTGAGGGCATCCCACGCGGGGGTGATGATGTTGTCGACGACCCAACGGATTCCGGCGCCGAGGGCATCCCAGGTGGGCTTGATCACGTTGTTCCACAGGAATTTGAACGCTTCGCCGAGGATGCCGAGGCTGCGGCGGAACGAGTCCCACACTGGCTTGATCAGGGTGTTCCACACCCAGCCGATGACGCCGCCGATTCCGCGCATCGCGGGACCGATGACGGTGTTCCACAGCCACATCACGACGGGCCCGACGACGTTGCGGAATAGGCCGACCCACAGTCCGAAGTAGAGCTTCGCGGCGTTCCACGCGACGCCGATCACCCATTTGATGGCGTTGAAGGCGGGCGTGATGACGTTGCGCCACAGCCACATCACGACGGCGCCGACGGCGCGGAGCGCGGTCATCAGCGCGGGCCACACTGTCTGCTGCAGCCACGACCACACGACGCCGACGGCCATCTTGATGCTGGTCCACGCGGTGGTCCAGATCTTGCGGCCGATCTCGGTCTTGGTGAAGAACAGGACGAGGCCGGCGATCAGGGCGCCGATCGCAACGAGGATCCAGGTGATCGGTGAGGTCGCGATTGCGAGCGCGACACCGAACGCGGCCGTCGCGGCGGTGGCGATGCCCGTCGCGACGGACCCTGCGAGCTGAGCCACCTTGTACGCCGCGAGGGCGATGGTGTTGCGCCGGATCGCGGTTGTGCCGGCGCCGGTGGCCGCAGCGTATACGCCTTGTGCGACCGACGCGACGGCCATGACGGCGTTGTAGAGCGTCATCGCCATGGTGATCGCCTTGACCGTCACCGCGAGAGTCAGCAGCAGCGGCGCCATCGGCCCGAGGTGCGACATCACCGTGGCGATGTGGGGCGCCATGACGGCGAGGATCGTGGCCCACGGCGAGAACGCCTGCACGATCCCGGGGATGATCGGCGCGAGGTTGGTGAGCGCCTGCCCGAGGGCCGGCATCAGCCGTTCAGCCATCTGCACGAGGCCCGGGGTTGCCTGGGTGATCGCAGCGCCGACCGACCGCATCCCTGGGGCGAGACCGGACGCCGATATCTGGCCGAGTCGCATGAACGCCGCCCAGAGTGGGCCGACGACCGCGGTGACGTTCTGAATGACCGTCTTCACCTGGTTGAACGCGTCGGTGAAGTACTGCTTGATCCGGCCGGACTGCTGAGCCTGCACGAGCATGTCCGACAGCGACTTCGCGCCCTCCGTCGCGCCCGCCACCATGGGGGCGAACGCCTCACCCGCGCCGGCGGCGATCGAGGCGAGTCCGGGTGCGAGCGCACCGAGCGCAGTCCCGGCCTGCGCCGCCATGCCCGACGAGGTGCGCAGCCACGACGACACGATCGGGATGCCTTGGGCTGAGTTCATCCAGTCGATGACCGAACGAGCGCCGGTGTTGAACCCGCCGTTGACGGTGTTGATCGCCGTCCCGATCCGCGGGAGCCATGTGTCGGCGAGCAGCGGGAGTCGCTGGGCGAGACCGGCGAACAGGGTGTCCTGTCCTCCGCGCTGGATCGCGTCCCACGCGGGTTTGATGCCCATCGCGGACTCGACGAACGAGCGGGCGTTCGTGGACAGCTTCGCCATCGCCTCGGCCTGCTTGTCGGCGGCCGCGCTCGTCCCGGTGTCCTTGGGTGCGCGGGCGTCGGCGAGCGCCTCCTGTGCGTCCCTGGTGGCTTCGGTGGCGTCGCGCAGCCGCTCCTGGGCGGCGACGACCTCGTCGGAGCCCTCGACACCCTTTCGTCGGGTGGAGGCCGCGTCCTTCGCGAGGTCGTTGTTGTCGCGCTGCACCTCGGCGAGCCGCAGTTCGGCTTCCTGCACCGCGAGGACTGCGCGCTCGCGCTCGGTGCCGGTCTCGAACCCACCCTTGGCCAGGTCGGCTCGAGCCTCCCGCAACGACAGCTGGGCGTCGCGTTCCGACAGTGCGGCGCCGCGCAACTGCAGATCGAGGTCGCGGAGCTTCTTGCGGGCGTCGTCGCGGGCCTGCGACACGTCTTCCTGGGCGTCCTTCTCGGCCTCGACGGCCTTGGTCAGGGATCGTTCAGCGCGGATGATCTCCTTGGTGTTGTCGACCACCTTCGCCGCGCTACCGGCACCCGATGTGCCCATCTCCTTGAACGCGTCGCCGACGCCCATCAGGCCGACCTTCAGTCCGGCGATGGACGCGCCGAGCGCGGAGAGCCCCGCGATCGCGATGCCTCCGGCCGCCGACCCGAGGGTCACGATCGCGGCGCTGAGCGCCACCAGCGCCGGGGCGGCGGTGCTCGCAACACCGATGAGCGCGGCCAAACCGACGGTGAGCATCCCGATCACGCGGGTGACGCGCATGACGCGGCCAAGGGTCCGGACCGCCGCCGCCAGCACCAGCACCGCGGCGGTGGCACGCGCGACATCCCGGGCGAGACGACCGGCGAGGAACGCGACCGTCTTGAGCCAGCCCGCGAGTTTCGCCAACCCCTGACCAGCGAGGAGCTGCATCGCGACGGCGCCCGCCATTACCTGGGTGGCGAACCCCCGCATGATTCGCGACGCCCACATGGTGGCGGTGGCAATCGTCCCAATGTGCCGGACGGTTCCTCGAACTCCTGCGTTGACCAGTCCGAATGTGGCGGCGATACCGACGAGACCGTTGCGGACGCCGCGCACGAATCCGCGACCATAGCTGCGGCCGTGCTCGTCGCCGACGCGGCTGTAGTCGATGTGGTTGAGGCCATCGTTGATGCCGAGTGCGCCTTGGTGGCCGGCGGTGCGGCCGATGCCGCGCATCTGGGCGGCGAGCTTCGCCATCCGCGCCTTGACCGAGTTGACGCCGATGTTCCCGCGGGACAGGCCGTCGTCGACGCCGCGCGCCGCTGACCGTCCGGATTCGCGGCCACCGCGCGCGAACTCCTTCTCCATCGCGGCGGAGCCCGCCCGAGCCGCGCCCGACGCCTCCTTCACCACAGTGGCCATGAACCCCTTCGCCGAGGGAGCTACGGGCACGTACACGACATCTTCGGCCAACGGATTCCACCTCCGATCTGGGAAAGAGAGACAGAACGACCCCCGAAAGCGGTTGCCGTCGGGGGTCGTTCAGAGAGAGTCGAGGAACGCCATGACGTCCTCGGACGAGTGGTCACCACGGTTGCCGTACTTCGTGGGCTCGTCCTCGTCGACGTCGGTCCACGGGTACTTCGGGTGCTCTTTGGGCACCTTCACCTTGGGTTTTCCGAGCCGGTTGGAGATGCTGGCGGTCTGAATCTGCATGAGACGCACTTGCATCCACAGCAGTTGCTCGATCCAGCCCCACTGCTGCCCACCGGTCTTGGCCTGATCGATCGCCGTCCGGCCCTGGGGTAGACCGTCGATCAGCACCCGCAGTTTGCGGAGGGTGATCTCGCCGCGGTGATACCGGGCGAGAACACCCCGCGCGTTGGCCGGGTCACACAGACCCGGGTACGTCGCGTCTAGCGCTGCTTCGACTTCTTCGACGCCGCGCGGCGCGAGGAGCGATTCCGCCGAGTAGGGTTTCCCTGCAGCTCATCGCGAATCTTCTTGCCGTAGTCGGTGAATGCCTGGTTGAACATCCACGACTCACCGCCGGCCGCGAGGAACTCCTCGTACTGGGTTTCGCCCATGTACCAGGCGGCGACGTCGATGTCGGCGGTCAGCGTTTCGAGCTGGTCCTTTTCGGCGTCGGTGAGGAACTGCATGTCCCGGACGACCCAGTCGCGGCCCTGGAACTTGAAGGTGAACGTGTCACCGTCGGTCTTGTCGAACGACTTGCCTTCGAAGTCGAAGGTGTGGAGCGTCGCGCCCTCTTCGGCGCGCGCCTCTTCGCGCTGGGCGATGTAGAGGTCGAGATCGATGTCAGCCATGGCAGGCCCCTTTCAGAGATCGGCAGGTCCAGAGGTGAAGCAAGGGTGCGGGGTGGGGCGGACCTGCCAGGGAAACTCCCCGCCCCGCACCCGTCTCGGGGGCTACGGCGTCGGCGGCACGTACTCCTGGAGGCCGGTGGTGTCCCAGCCCTCCATGAAGATCCGGCGGCGAGACAGCGCGTTGCCGTCGGGGCCGTCCTCGCCTGGGAAGCCGGTGACGGTGACGTTGTAGCCGATCATCTCGTCGGACTTGTAGGTGATCTCGCCGCGCTCGGTCACCTGGGCGGCCGCGAGGCAGGTGCGGCGGGCGCGCGACCCGTCGACGACGGTCAGCACCAGCTTGTGCTGCTTGACGTCGGGCTTGCCCGACTCGTCGAAGAACACCGACCCGTCGTCGTTGAGGAACATGTCGTCCGCGTCGACGCCGTAGTAGAACCCGGCGGTCGCCAGGGTCGACTGCCACAGCGTGAACTCGAGCGTCACGACGGACTTGGTGATCTCGTAGCGGATCGCCGAGTTCTCCTGCCAGGGAACGAATTCCTGGTTGTCCTCGTCGCGGCCCTCGGTCACACCGTCGTCGGAGATGTATCCGAGGTTGGTGTAGCCACCCGGCCCGGTGGTCGTCAGGTTGCTCATGTCGTGCGGGAGCACACCCGCGGTGAGCGATGCGATGTCGATGCGGCCGGTGACGCCGACGCGCGCGGCCTCGGCCTTGAACCCATCGATGGTTGGGACTGCCATCACGTCCTCCTCATTCTGCGTGTAGGCATGTGGAAGCAGCCCCTATCGGAGGGGTCTGCGGTGAACGGTCCTGGCAGGTCCGGATCTGGGGTGCCGCGAGGCGAATCAGGCTGTGTCGCGGCCGATGTGGAAGTGGTACTCGCCGTGCTCGCGCTTCACGCGCGGGTTGAAATCAGTCGCCCGGGAGAACGCCGACACCTCGATCACCTTCTTGATCTCGATGTCGTCGCGATACACGAGGGAGAACAGGATCCCGCGGGTGCGGGCGGCGTACTCGCGGGACTGTTCTCGGTTGCGGCCGAGGATGTAGAAGTCGGCGGCGAACACGTCGATGAGCGGGCCGCCGCCGGCCTGCCACGGCACCGCCCGGGATCCGCCGGGGACGTCCTGGACGAGGACGATCGGGAGGCGATTCTCGAGCGCCGTCTGGGGTGGGAGTTCGTCGCCGACGTAGGCCAGCGGGAGGGCAGTGTTGAGCGCCCCGATCACCTTCTCGAGGGCGTCGGGGAATCCGTTGTCGGTCATCGGGAGCCGATGGCCCTTCGGAGGGTGCGGCGTCGGACGGTGGTGGAGTTGCCGTGTTCGCCGTCGGCGTCGGTTGATTCGACGTGGACAACGAACCGGCCGTTGCCGATGGTGCGTTCGGACATGGTGATGTCGGCGCGGCCGTCGTTCTCGGCCTGGTCGATGCGGCGGGCGCGGGCGGCGATCTCGCGGGCCCGGGCGCGTACGGCGCGGCGCACCTTCGGCATCCGGTTGAGGTCGCGGAACATGCGGTCCGCGTCGATCCGCACCAGATCGTCAGCCACGGCGCAGCTCATTCTGTCGGCGGATGGCGTCGAGCCGGCTCTCGAACTGCTGCTCCGGACCCGGCGCCTGCACGTCCTCGGGCTCCTCCGGCTTCTGCGGCAGCGCCGCGACCGTGCGGACCTGGTCGACGTCGAGGACCAGCGTCACGACTGTGTGCCCGTCCTCGGCGACCGCGCGCGCTCGGATGCCTGACAGCGAGAACGGCAGATCCGTCCCGTCGAACACGACGACGTCTCGCGCGTAGTCGAACACCACCTCGCAGGGTGTGGGCTGCTCGGTCATGGCGCGATCCGAATCCACCACTGGTGCCGGCCGGGGGCGGGGATGTCTTGTGCGAACGCCTCCACCAGCGCCAGCCGCCCCTCGTACGAGTGCCGACGCAGTCGCACAGCGTCGGCGTTCGGCGAGAGGGGGAAGGCAGTCCCGCTGCCCTGGACCTCGAGGCTCACTTCCTGGGCGACGTGGACGCGGTGTCCGTAGTCGTAGTGGCGGTGGAGCTCGCTCCGGATGAGGACGCTGGGTCCGGTCGCGATGAAGATCCCGTCGGCGAAGTGACAGACGACCGGGCCGTCGAGGGTCTCGGTCCACTGGGACGCAGAGGTGGAGACGGCCATGTCAGTCAGTTCTGCTCGTCATCGCGCGGAATCACTTCGACGTCGACGGCAACGACCGGGATCGTCACAATCGGGAAATCGTCCTTGGCGCCGACGTTCTCGACCTCGGGGCCGCGTTCCTCGATCAGCCACGGGAACTCGACACCGTCGACGAACACCTTGCAGTGCTTGCGGTCGATCGTGATCTTCTTGGCAATCTCGGGCATGGCAGGTCCTATCCGTTCTTGTATTCGAGGGTGAGTTCGACGTGGTCGACGCCGGACTCGAATTCGGGTGATGGCCACCGCTTGATCTCGCCGACGACGTCGAGGTCCCGGCCGGCATAGGCGATCCGGTCGGTCGGCTCGACATCGAGGTCCCGGCCGCGTGGAGTGCACAGCCACCACACGGTGCGAGTCGCGACGCGTGTGCCGTTCTCGTCGGTCTCGTACTGAGTGCGTGGCTGCACCTCGACACCGAACGGGACCGGGAGACGCTGCGCGCCGTCCGCCGCGTCGTAGGACAGCAGCTCGCCGTCCGGGGTGTACTTGCCCGACAGCTTCGCCGGCCGGACGATCTGCACCTGCTCGGTGTAGAACTTCGCCATCAGTAGTCGTTACGTGGGAAGTTCCACCGCGGCTGCGGCTTCGCGGACACACCGAGCTGCTCCCAGTGGTACGGGGTGAACAGCAGCAGCGCGTCCGGGTTGGACAACTTGCCGGCGTTGACCTTCTCGCCGACCGTGGTCGAGAAGGTGCTGAGCCCGGGCAGCTCAGCGCGCGCCTCGTCGGACTCGAGGACCGACCGAACGACCTGGAAGGACACGAGTTTCGCGTCCGGATCGTCGACCGCGAGCCCGGACACCTTGCGGCGGATGCGTCGGGCCGCCGCGGCGAGAAGCTGCTCTGCGTAGACGCGCTCGGCGGTGGAGAGAGGACGCCACTGAGCGACGAACTCGTCAACTGTCAGGAACGGGACCGTCCCCTCTCCGCTGGTCATCCGAACTTGCCGATCAGCTGGTCCTTGGTGTGGGCCTCAGCCTCGGCCCGCTCCATGCCCTGGGTGACCGCGTAGTCCTCCCACTTCTTCACCGGAGCGGTCTTGAGGGGCTTCTTCACCTGCCCCGTCGGCTGCGTGGCCGGCTCGGTCACCGCGGGTTCGACGACAGCGGCCGCGTCAGCCTGCGTCGGCTCGACCGGCTCCACGGGCGCGGTCTGAGCGGCGGGTTCGGTCGGTTCCGTCGGCTCGGTCTGTGCGTCGGCGTCGGCCTGAGCCAACGCCTCAGCCTGAGCGGCAGCCGCCGCCGCGGCCGCTTCCTCCTCTGCCTCCAGAGCCGCCGCCTCCGCCGCCTCAGCTGCGGCGACCGCCTCGGGGGTGATGATCGCCTTCGCGCGCAGCAACCGCGGGACCTCGGACTCCGGCGGGGACACAGCATCGCCCTTGCGGTGCCGCACCCCGTCGGCGTCGCGCCACGAGTCGGCCGCCAGAATGTAGAACCCGGACATCACTGGATTCCGGTGATCCAGCAGGCGGCCTCCGGCTCGTCCACGCCGATCATGCGGATCTGGGTGGTGTCCGAACGCCACGACTCCGTCGGTCCGCCGTTGGGGCCGCCACCCTCGGGGTAGAGCCCGGTCGACTCGAGGGAGCGCGGGTCGGCGTAGAAGCCGATCACGTTGCGCTGGGCGACCAATGCCCGATCCAGCGGCCACAGCGGCGAATGCAGCACGTTGAGGTTCAGCACCTTGTTCGGCAGCTTCCCGGTGTAGCGGATGCTCTGATCGGCCACGTTGCCGACATAGATCTTGTTGAACTCGTCGTCGTCCATGAAGTCGTACAGGAGAGACGAATTCAGCACGAGGGTGTCCGGCACGTAGCCCTTCGGCTTCGTGGGGTCACCGTCGTGCAGGGCGCTGGCGACGGTCTTCGCCGCCTCCTTGATGTCGGTCCGGATCTTCGGCGACACGGCGTCCCACGCGGCGGTGGCCGCATGCTCGGGCACCGAGGCGTCCTCGATGGCCTCACGAAATGCGCTGTCGTTGGCGCGGATCACCGTGTTGGCGGTGCCCGTCACCTGCTTGCGCACCTTGTCGATCTGGTTGAAGTCCCGCATCTCGCGCGAGACCCGCACAGCGGCACCGACCTTGACGCCGCGAGCCACCTCGGGCAGCCCCTCGCCCAGGTCGAACACGGGGATCTCGCCGAACTCCGCGACGGCCTCGGGGTCGCCGTCGAGGAACAGCGGCGTCGACCGCTGGAACTGCACCAGCAGCGATCCCGGGTTGCCGGCGTTGCGGAAGAACGCCTCGCCCATGATGTTGTCGCGGACCAGGTCGATGACCCGCTGCGGGATCGCCCGCGGGTTGCCCATGACCTGATCGACGGTGATGTTGTTGCCGTCGTCGATCGACACGACGGGGGTGTTTGTTGCCACGGGTCAGCCTCCCAGCCGGACGAGGACGATGTTGTCCGCGCCTCCGATTTTTTCGATGACACGGCCGACGATCTGGGTGATCTTCGCCTCGGCCGGGGCCTTCTTGACCGCACCCGCGGTGTGCGCGACGACCAGGTCACCGGCGCTCGCGGAGTTGTTCGACTTCACCGGCACGACGGCCGGTGCCGACGCGACGGCCACCTGATCGGTGCCGACGTACAGCACACCGGGCGTCGGGTCGGTCTTCGGTGCGGCGTCGGTGAGCGCGACACCGAGGACCTTCTCGGAGTCGGCGGTCGCCGGCACGGCGCTGCGCGGACCGACACCCGGGTGCACCACCTGGCCGCCGACGATGGCGGCCTCGGCGGTGTGGGTGATCCGACCCTTCTCGAACTTCACGGTGATTCCGGCCATGATCAGCCCTCCAGTCCCTTGTAGGCGTCGCTCTCGCGAACGTTCTTGATGCTGTCCGGACCGGGCTCGGTCGAGTGCCCGACCTCCGACAGCGGTACCGCGGTCTCGTCGGGCAGATCGTTGAGCAGTTTGGTCGTGCCATCGGTGTCGGCCTTCATCAGCGCGAGGAAGTGATCGCGGCGGGCCGCGGTGATCTTGCCCTTGCCGATGGCCGAGTCGACAACCCGCGCGTGCTCGCCCGCCACCTGCCGCTCACGCGCCTCGTTGCCGGCGGCGGCCTGCGCCGTCACCTCGTCCCACTTGGCCGAATCGACCAGCCGCAGACCGTGCTTGGCAGCAGCCTTGTTCAGGTCGCCGACCGACGGCTCTCCGGTTCCGCCGTCACCCGGCTGGGTGTCGTCGCTGCGCTCCTCGAGAGCTTCGTCGAGCGCCTTCAACGCGGTCTCGTCGTCCGCATCGGCGTCGATGCCGAGGCGCTCCGCGAGGCCTTCTTTGAGAGTGGCCACGGGGGCCTCCTTTCCTGACAGCCCCGCCGATGCCGCGGGGATGAATGGGGCCGGCGCCTGCTGGCGTCCGGCGTGCGCGAATACGCGGAGATCGAAGTGCGCTGCCGCCTTCTTCGAGTCGTCGTCGGACTTCGCGGCGATCACCTTGTCGGCGAGACCCGCCTCGACGGCTTCCTCAGCCGTGTACCAGGTCTCGGCCGTCATCGCCTTGCGCCAGTCCTTCACCTCACCGCCGGTCTTCTCGGCGTACATCGAGGCGATGTTGTCGCTCGCGCGGCCGAGCCACTCGGCGTACTCGGCCATGTCGGTGGCGTTGCCGATGCAGAAGCCACGGGCGTCGTGGATCATCATCTCGGTGTTGCGGCACATCACCACCTCGTCGCCGGCCATCGCGATGAAGCTGGCCGCCGACGCGGCGAGACCGTCGACCTGGACGGTGATCGTCGCGTCGTGGTTGCGCAGCGCGTTGGTGATGGCGATCGCGTCGTAGACGTCGCCGCCGGGAGAGTTGATCCGCACCAGGATGTTCGAGGCGTCGATCGCGTCGAGGTCGCGCACGAAGTCCTGCGCGGAGATGCCACCGAACCACGGGTCGGGATCGATGAAGTCGTAGATCATGATCTCGGCGGCGTCGCTGCCCGCCTCGTTGCGCACCCGGTACCACGGGTTGGTCGGCTTCTTGCCGGCCTTCTCGGATCGAGCACGAGCCTCACGTCGAGAGTCGGCGATCGATCGGGCAATCGGCTGGTTGAGCAGCGCGGACAGATTCACGGGGTCTCCCATCAGAACAGCGTTCCCTGGTGCATCGATGCCCCGGCACGACGCGACGTGCGGGCGGCGGCAGGGTCGATCAGGGCGGGCGGCGGCGCGGACTGCGCATCGTCGGTGTCGGGTTTCGCCGGGAACCCGAGCTGCTGGCGAACCTTCTGTTCCACCAGCACATCCGGGGACAGCAGCCCCGCTTCGACGAGCATCTTCAACGCCGCGGCGGTCGCGTCCTGCCGGCTGCCGATCTCGTCGAACACGATCCTGGGTGCCGGTTCGTCGACGCCGAAGTTGATGTCGACGAGGTCCTCGACGATGTGGGCGGTCGCGGTGTCGCGGATCCATTCGGCGGTCGTCTGCACCGACTGGGTGAAGGTGTGTTCCTGCACGCTCGCCAGCGCGTACGACCCGCCGCCACCCTCGAGGTTGAGGAAGTGCGCGAGACCGGCGATCGCGATCATGTTGTCGTGGTAGGCGATCGCGGCACCGATGTCGGGCAGCGTCCCGTTGGGTGCCAGTAGTTCCATCTTCGCGCCGAACGGCAGGCCGCCGCCGGCGTCGTCCCCGCCACGAAGGTTCTGCGCCATGTCGGCGATCTCGTCGACGTCTTCCTGCGTCGCGCCATCGGCGGCGGTACCCATCGGGACGCCCATCCCGATGCGCTTGATCGACATCGCCTGATACCGGATCAGTTCGTCCTTGATCAGCCAATGCTTGTACGACGGGCGTAGCAGCGAGTTGCCCCACCACACGCCCGGGTCCTGGTCGCGCGAGTACACCACCAGCCGGCCGATCGGGATTTTCAGCGGGTTGATCCCGTACAGCACTCGGCCGTTCGACGCCGGTGCGTACTGCTCGATCGACATCAGCCCGCCGTCGAGCGCGACGTTCCAGTTCGAGATCGTGCGCTGAGGCCGCGGCGCGAGCTTGCGCAGGCTCGTGCGTCCCGCGTCATCCGGCGGCCAGTACACCTGCTCGAACACGCTGTGCCCGTAAGGCAGTGCGGTGAGCGCCTGCTGGAGGTGCTGCACCCACGAGAACTTGCCCTTCGTGCGCGTCGGCTGCGGCAGATTGTCGCCACCCTCGATCGGCAGGTTCAGGTTCTTCGCAACGAACTCGGTCACCTCATCGCGCGCCCCATTGGAAGCGACTCGCCACGGCGTCCGACGGATCGGCAACGAGATCGCCGCGTGAAGGGACGACACCCGCGAGTCCTCGCGGAGCATCCGGGCGAAGGTCTCCACGCTTTCCGGCCACTGCAGATCCGGAACCCGCTCGTCCTGCACCCACTGGGGCCAGCTGTGACCGCCGGACGTGTCTGCGACGTACCCCTTCTCACGAATCGCCGGTTTCGGCGGCTTCGGCTGATCAACCTCGGTAGCCATGTGTCACCCCCTTCTCAGAAGCTCGCGGTCAACAGGTCAACTCCGGACGCCGGCCGGGACGGCGTGCGCCGACGTGGCGTCGCTGCGGCCCGTGACGGAGTGCCCCGGGTCTGGGTTCCGCGCGATGGTCGAGCAGGCCGTTTCGCTGCCCGCGCGCCGAACGTCAGCAGCCCCCACCGCGCCGCGGTGATCGCTTTCAGCGGGGCAGCCGAGTCGCCCACCGTGTCGTCCCACACGAAGTCGCCCTGCGGTAGTTCACGTTTCGACGCGTCGGCGACCGCGTCGACCAGAATCTCCTGGCCCACATGCGACAACATGCTCGACGTCGCATCGTCGAGGAACCCGCCGCACGCCGTCGCGACCTGCGGTGTGGTCATCAACTCCGGTTCCAGCTCGACCTGCAGCAGCAGCGGGACAATCGGCTTCGCCTGGTCGTGCGAGTCGATCACCAACGCCACCGGATCGGACCGTTCGACGACCGCGAGGATGAACGACACCACCGCCGCGGCCGTCGCCTCGCGGAAGTAGCCCACCTCGACGTGCACCTTCCCGACCGCCGTGTGCTGCGCAGCGGCCAGCGCCCACCGCTCCCGGTTTCGGGTTCGCGAGAGCCCCAGCGCGATCGGTCCCACCAACTCCGGGGAGGCGTTACGCATGGTCGACCACTCCTCCAGGTCGATGAGCAGCTCGAGTTCCTCTTCGTCCTTCGGCCAGCGGCCGCGGTTGAGGTACTCGAGCTCGAAACCCCGCCGCTTGCGTGTCGTTTTCGCGTTGGCCAGCTTCGTCCGCAGGAACCGGGCCTTCTGGATCACCCCGAACGACGGGTTCGCGTACTCCCAGGTCGCGACCTCATCGATCGGCATCTCCTCCGGAGCCAGCCACTCCGCGAAGTACAGTTCCTCCTCACCGGCCAGGCCACGCCGCCGAATCGACGCCAACACCTGGCAATTCGGCATCGTGTCCTCGTCCACCGCGGTGGACAGGTAGATCGTCTGCGCGTTCTTCGACGCCAACTGCGTCGGGTCCAGCGCGTCGGTCTGGACGCCCGTCAGGTTGTACGCCTCGTCGTAGATGACGAGATCGACCTCGTCGAAACCCTTTCCGAGGTCCGCCGACCTGGTGACGAACGCGACGCGCGCACCGCGATCAGTTTCGATGTAGCCGCGCCCACCCGAGCACGTGTGCGCCACCACCCTGCGTCGCAGCCACGGGCGGGCATCGATGATCGCCCACACGCGCTTGTACACGTCCTCGGCCGTGGCCCAGCGTTGCGCCGAGTACACGATCCGCTCGCCCTGACGGTCGTTCGCCAGGAACAATCCCCACAGGATGCGGATGATGACCAACAGCGTCTTACCGTTCTGCCGCGCGATGATCGCCACACACTCCGGATGGGTCCACAACCCGTCCGGACGACGCCGCATCCACGCCCGCAGCATCGTCGACTGCCACGGCATCGACTTCTTGCCGACCCGACGGCCGAGCTCCACCGCCTTCACACCGTCCGAGTCGTCGCCGGGCGACTCCGACAGGAAGTGCGGTTCCTGCCTGCCGGTCAGCCGAGGCCACTCGGCGAGCTCGTCAGAGGTCGGCGAGGCCGTCGTCGTCGCCACCAGCACCTTCGCCCGGGTCGTCTCCACGGTGACGCGCGATCGCCGCGAGCAACCGCATCAGAGACGTCTGTTGCTGCCGCGCCTCCTGCAACGCGTGATCAACCCGCACCTCGATGACCGAGTCCCGCCCAGTCACCACCTTCGTCCACGTGGGCACATCCCCCGTGAGGATCAGGTCCAGCTTCGCCAGCCGATCCACGATCCGCCCCACCTCGCGAATCATGATCCGCACCGACACAGGGTCACCGGCACGAGACAGCTCCGAAACCACCTCGGACCCGGTCAATTCGAGGGCCAACGTCACCGAATCCCTCGCTTTCCGCACCGAAACCCCGGCCCCGCGCAAAAAAAATTCCTGAC